TCACAGGTAGGTTTAAGACTTATGAAGTTCTGTGCTAAATGGGACATGCAGCGTATAGCAGATCAAGCAGCTTCTTATGCTAAACCGCTGTCAGCGAGGTATCCAAATGAACAAAAAGAAATGTCCGTTTGAAGAAACGTGCGAACACAAAACAGACGACTGTTATGAGGAGACTATGAAAGATAGCATTACAGCAAAAGAGATTCTTGAGAACAAGTTTTGGATTGTAGAAAACAAGGGCGTAAGAATAGGAACTCTTACTCTTGACGAAGAAAAATATATCTTAAGTGATAAGCAAGGAACACACTTTTTTAACTCTGAGAGGCAGTTAAAGAAAACGCTGGGAGATATTTCTTGGGGTCATAAGCAGCTAGAAGACTCGATCTCCTACGAAGTTCATGGTTATCCTACTTCTTACAAGCCTTACAATCCTATGTATGATGTTCGCAAGCACATTCCGCTTTTTACAAAGTCTCCTAAAAGCAAGAGTGTGTATTGCGCAGGTCATTATGTTATTCGTTTTGACAAAGGTTGGGTTAAGAGCTTTTGTCCTAAACTGATTACTGTAGAAGCTAACGACTTCAAAGGTCCTTTCAAAACAGACTTTGAAGCAAGACAGGAGTTGTCCCGTGTCAAATCGCAGTGAGCCGCTTAACACAGCACCTATACAGCAGTTTTTGCAACAAGTGCGCTCTGCTGATGCAGGTAAGGCAAAAGAAGTAAAACTAGACCTACAAAATGCCAAGAGACTTGCTTTTTGTTTAGGGGAAGTGATGACTCGCCTAGAAGGCGATTTAGAGAAAATCCTCTCAAACAAATCTGCAGGCACAGATGAAGTAATCGAAGTGAAAATGGACGGCGGCTCAAGCTGGTAAAGAGATAAATAAGTGCGTAGTTAACTTAAAGGATACACGCACTATGAGTCGCCCTAAACCTGAAGTAATCTTGGAACATATTGACAAAAAAACCTATAAGACAGAGCAGGTTCTCAAAGCAGAAGCTATCTGGGCGGTATTCTATCAAGGTGCTCCTTTCAATCTAAAGTCGGCTAACATGCTGACAAACTATCCTGGTCCTAAGTATCCTAAGGTAAGTTTTTCAAACCCTGGACACGCAATTAATCTTGCAAAAAAGTTGAACTCTCTGTTTAATACGGATGAGTTTGAGGTTGTAAAACTCACACAGGGCGAAATCATACCTCTTGACGAAGAATGACTTCAAAAGAAACATATACCAAAGTCTTTCTCAAACAGTTAGATCAACCTGTGAATAACCTTTCTGTTCGTTCTGCTCTTGCGGAATGGTGGAGAAATCCTCGCACTAAAGAAAAAGGCGGCATGCGTCTCACTGAAGAAGGCTTCAGAATGATGACAGAAGATTTGGATATATCATTCTACGAAGTGCCATATGCTCCTGACATGAATTTTACCACTCAAATAATCATATGGCTTGACAACTTTATTGACTGCCCTTACTATCTTGACAAGAGAAGCATGTTTGTCACAGATGACAAAAAAGCACTTGAACTTCACATGTTTTCAGGAGATATCAAAAAATATGGTATCTCCAAAGCTTTAGCAAGACAGGATGCCAAAAACGATTGACATATCACCTTATTCCTGTATAATAACACTTGTACTTAAACACAACTGCAACTAGAGGTACTTATGGATACTGCAACTCGTCAGCTAACTCCTAATTCTGCGAAAGCATCAATCAACCACGCTATTCGCCGCAAGCGTCCTATCTTTCTTTGGGGACCTCCCGGCATTGGCAAGTCAGACATTGTTCATCAGATTGGCGAATCTATGAACGCTAAGGTAATTGATGTTCGTCTTTCGCTTTGGGAGCCAACTGACATCAAGGGTATTCCTTACTTTGATTCCAATCTTTCAAAGATGGTTTGGGCTCCGCCGCTTGAACTGCCTGACGAAGAGATGGCTGCACAGCATGAGAACATTGTGCTGTTTCTTGATGAGATGAACTCTGCGGCTCCTGCTGTGCAGGCTGCTGCTTATCAGCTTATTCTTAACCGCAAGGTTGGTACTTACACACTGCCTGACAATGTTTACATTGTTGCTGCTGGTAACCGTGAGGCAGACAAGGGCGTAACCTATCGCATGCCTGCTCCGTTGGCTAATCGTTTTGTTCACTTAGAAATGACTGTGAACTTTGATGATTGGTTTGAGTGGGCTGTTGAAAACAACATTCATCAGGATGTTGTAGGTTACTTGACCTTCTCTAAGAAGGATCTCTACGACTTTGACCCTAAGTCTCCGTCGCGTTCATTTGCAACGCCTCGTTCTTGGTCGTTTGTGTCAGAGCTGCTTGAAGACGGCATTGACGAAAGCACTACTACTGATCTTGTGTCGGGTGCTGTTGGCGAAGGTCTTGCTGTTAAGTTTATGGCACATCGCAAGGTTGCTTCGCAGATGCCTAATCCTGCAGACATTCTTGAAGGCAAGGTATCAGAGCTCAATACCAAGGAGATTTCCGCGATGTATTCGCTGACTGTGTCTCTCTGCTACGAGCTAAAAGAAGCAAACGATGCGAACGACAAGAAGTTCAACGACAAGGTTAATAACTTCCTTCGCTTTGCGATGGATAACTTTGAGACTGAACTGGTTGTCATGGGCATCAAGCTGGCACTGACGCAGTATAGCCTGCCTATTGATCCTGACGAGATTGAGTGCTTTGACGAGTTCCACGAGCGCTTTGGCAAGTATATCACTGCTGCACAGCAGGCCTAACATTTGGGGCGACAAGATCGCCCCTTTCCTTGACTTATTCACTAATCTATCGTATTATATACATACTGATAGAGAAGGAGCCGGATATGACCGTTGAACAGAATGTGTTGGAACACGAAGAGCTTTCTGAAGAGGCACTGAAAGAACTACAGGAAGAAGTCAAAGAGAAGGTGATTACTGCTCGTGTTGGCTTGCTCCTTCGTCATCCCTGGTTTGGTAATATGGCAACTCGTCTGCGCGTTCAACCCTGCGACGGTTGGTGCCCTACTGCTGCTACAGATGGTAGAAATCTGTTTTACAACTCCCAGTTCTTTGACAAGCTCACTACCAAGCAGATTGAATTTGTAATCGCACACGAGATTCTCCATTGCGTGTTTGACCATATTATTCGCAGAGAAGACCGTGATCCTCAGTTGTATAATGTAGCCTGTGACTACAAGGTCAATAACACTCTTGTTCGCGATCGTATTGGCGAAAAGCCTGACATTCAAATTTATCAAGACTACAAGTACGATGGCTGGACTTCTGAAGAGATCTATGACGAACTCTACGAGCAGGCTGACAAAATTGATCTCGACGAACTTGGCAAGATGCTAGACGAACACGTTGACTGGGAGAAAGAAAACGGTTCCGGCGGCGGCGACAGCGAAGACGGTGAAGGCAAAGGTCGTCCTAGCTACACTCGCGAAGAACTTGAAAAGATTCGTGACGAGATCAAAGAGAACATGATCTCTGCTGCACAGAGTGCTGGTGCAGGTAATGTTCCTGGCGAAATAGAACGCATGGTAAAAGATCTTACCGAACCCAAGATGGACTGGCGTGAGATTCTTCAGCAGCAGATTCAGAGCACAATCCGTAACGATTTTACTTTTGCTCGGCCGTCACGAAAGGGTTGGCATATGGGTGCTGTCCTGCCTGGACAGAACTTTGACGAGACAATTGATATCTGTATTGCTCTTGATATGAGTGGTTCAATTGGAGATGAACAAGCTCGCGTATTCCTAAGCGAAGTCAAAGGAATCATGGACCAGTACGAAGACTACAATATCAAAGTTTGGTGCTTTGATACAGAAGTATATAACGAAGACTCCTTTACTGCTGACGACGGTAGAGAAATCACTGATTACGAAATCAAAGGCGGTGGCGGCACTGACTTCATAGCGAACTGGAATTACATGAAAGAACAGGACATTGTTCCCAAGAAGTTCCTTGTTTTTACAGACGGTATGCCGTGGGGTGAGTGGGGCGATCCTGACTATTGCGATACAGTATTTGTTATTCACTCTGTATATGGCAGAGCGCCCGAAGCACCATTTGGAGTGACTACATACTACGATGATTAATTCAGTGCCAGAGAAGATTAATCCACTAAACTTCTACGGTATTAGGCAGTTGAAGGTTCCACCTCCGCATTTTGAGTATGTTACTATCGAAATGCGGAGGTATAACCTTGAGCAGACAATCGTCAAGTGGATCGAAAAGAACACAAAAGGCCGTTTTTACGTGGGCACAATACACGAATTAGATAAAAACAACAAACAGGCTAAAGTGATCAAGATCGGTTTTGAAGACCCAAAGGAACTTTCTTTATTCACTTTGGGTTGTCCTTATTTGAAGTATTAGTAAATAAACAGAGCATTTAATTTAGGAGGTTATTGATGTCTGAAGAACAGAAGCAAGAAGAAGTTGCTGCATCTGAAGCAGAAGCACAGCAAAACAACGAAGCAGAACTTACGGTGCAAGACCTAAACGCACTAAAGCAGATTATTGACGTAGCAAGTCAGCGAGGTGCATTTAGGCCAAACGAAATGATGACCGTAGGTCAAATCTACACCAAGCTGGAAACTTTCTTAAACGCAGTAAGTGCCCAGCAGTCCGCACAAGGAGAATAAAATGGCATTGAAGCATGTAGGAAGAGTAAAAAAGAATCAAAGAAAGGTGGTTGTAGCTTATCGCACCGTTCCCAATGATCCGCAAAGCTGTGTAGTCGTTACCACAGAAAATCTAATGGCAGACGAACACGATGCTCTAATGAAGACTGTAGAAAGCGACGCAGGACAAAGTGCATACGAGTTCGCTGAAGCAATGAGTAGAACTTCGCTACCAGATGGCCGTAACATGCTTGCAGGTCTTCATACCACAGGTAAAATGGTTAAAATGCCTACTGCAGAAGTAGAAATGATTCCTGATAGAAACACTGCTATCTCTCTCGACGAGTTGAACAGACAAATAGCTGAACAGAAAGGTGTTTCTATTGAAGATCTTGCTCTTACAGACAGCAATCAAACTGCAAAAGCAGAAACACAATCTCGATCATTGCCGGAAGTCGAGTCTGAAACTCTTGCTACCGCAGAACCTGCACTTTCAGACGAAGAACTTGCTGCTAAATACAGAAGCGACGCAGATCGCCTGTATAAGGAAGCCAAGGCTCTTAGAGAAAAAGCCGAAGAGCTTTCTCCAACTAAGAAGTCAAAGGCAAAGAGTGCATAATAAAAAATTACCAAAAGAAGTAATTGATCATTGGCCCGAAGTATTCGAAGATGTCGAAGTTGAAGTTGTTCCGATTGAGTATCTTCACTCAATTAGAGTCAGCTTCGACGACGGCATTACTTGGGACATAGATGTAAAAAAAGATGCTGACGATTATGATATAGAATCATCAGTAGCCGATCTGTTCGAAACCTACCAAGACTCGATCACACACATAGACTTCCGCTTGGATACGGAAAAAGTAAAGCGAGATGTTTCTAAGCGTACTCATCTCTTTATGAAAAAGCGTAGATAAATTGATAAATACTCTTAGTAGCTAGGAGCAAGATTAATGTCGCTTAGAATAAGAAGAGGTTTAAGCACCGATATACCTACCCCTGTTGAAGGCGAGTTATTATATACCACCGACGAAGGTAAATTATATGTAGGATACAACGATCCTATAGAGGGAGAAGTAATACCTAAATTAACGGGTGCTAGACTAACAGACGATGATACTCCTACACTATCGGCAGATCTAAATCTAGCAGGAAATAACATAGTTGGAACCGGTAATATTAATATAGACGGTACTATAAATGCTACTGGTAATATTAATTTAGGCGACGAAGATAGCGACACAATTAATATAAACGGGCAAATCAATACATCATTAATTCCTACATCGACAAATTTGTATGACTTAGGTGATATTACAGCAAGATGGAGAAATGGATATTTTCAATCTCTTATAGCAAATAGTTACATAGAATCTTCCGACTTTGTTGTAGGTAATTCTATTGTATCTAGTGATAGCACCGTTATCTATGATAATTTATCTAACAGTATCAACATAGAATCAATCACTGCAAATATCGTAGAAGGCAATTTGATAGGAAATGTCTATAATGAAAATTCTAGTTTAATTATAGATAACGAAGAGGGTTCATTTAATACTCCGTCTCTAAAGATTATCGATGAAAAAATCGAAAGTAAAATTTCTGAGCCGTTAAGAGTTTTTTCCGATAAAGGTTTAAGGAATTTTGGTTCTTCCTCTCAGTCTATAACAGACTCAAACGCATTTGTGCTTAATTCAATAGGCGATAGTGATACTAGTCCTTTAGCAATTGGAGATATAGTAGGAGCATTTGCTTACAGCGGCTATGACGGCTCCGATTATATACCAACAAATGTAATACTCTCTGAAGTTGATTCCGATGCAAGCGGTTCTATACTACCTGGAAAGTTAGTCGTTTATTCTGCAGATGTTACAGGCAGTTTGAATCCTACAATGACCATAGATTCTGCGGGAACAATAAGTGGAGGCATTTTCAAAACCGGCACCTATAACAACACAACAGAAAGAGATAATCAAATACCTAATCCAGAAGCAGGAATGATTATCTTTCTAAACGATGTATCTCCAAAATTTCAAGGGTATGACGGAACACAGTGGGTTGATTTTAATTAGTAAGATTGTAGATTATCAATTCCTAGTGTCTTTCTAAAACTTTCTGTAAAAACACAATCTATACGAACACCATATTCCTGCTCTTTAGAAGATTCTCCGCCGTGCCAGTCTTGATCGTTCCAGAAGGCAGCATGACAATTTAGATAATACTTATTTTGTTCGTCAGGATCCCATATATAGAATCCTCTTTTGGTTCTAGGCCTAATATGTATAAATTCATTTCTATGGTTAGAATAATAGTCATTTTCAAAAACACCATTTTTCGCATCTAAATCTCTATGTTCAAATGCCTTACCATTATGATCGCAATGAAAGATAATGACACGACCGATCTGTTCTATAATATCATTTTCTATAAGATTATATACCCACTGAACTAGTCCAGGAAAATATTTGGATTCTTCAGTTGGCTTTCTTTTAGCATTTCGTTCATTCCAGTCGCCTTCTTCCCATATAAAATAATAAACATATGGATCGTTAGCACCTAATGTAGTTTTTAAATATCTTGTAAAGATATTTCTTTGTTTATAATCGCCAAAATCCTCAGGTAAAATTTTATCACCTTCAATCTTGATAGGATTATCATCTGGTAAATCTTGGTATTCTTCCCAAGCCTTATAGATAGGCTTCCAGTCTAAAATGTAACTCGCGTGTTTCCATTCAAATCCAGGTTTCATCCAAGTTCCTTCTTTTGCATAATCTCTAGCAAGAGCCATGCCTTTAGAAATTTCGGGATGTAAATTTTTAAAACCTTCGATGTCTAAAAAAGGATCTAAGTTTAGATATTTTTGTCCGCCTATTCCTCTTATCATTCAAAACTCCTAATCTTAAAAATATTTATTAGTAAATAAAATTATGTCTAATGGCTTTGAATATTATTATAATAATGTTCCCGGAAAGGGTCTGTGTAGAAACAATTTGATATACACAAGTTTGATTAGCAAAGACAGAAAAACATTTTGTCAATGGTATTACAATGACAAAACTTATCACAGTGGGATGAATAAGGTTGTTGACCCTACCCTTATGTTGGAAAAATGGCAGAGAGAAAAACATTATCTTTTGCTAATGCATGAAAACTTCCCCCAGCACATTCCTGAAATTTTAGATATCGATGATAAAAATCAAAAAATTTATTTAAGAATAGACGGAGATGATTTTTGGGAAAGAGCAAAAACAGACATAAACAGATACAACGACGTTCTTCCTAATTGGGAAGAACAGATGCTAGAAATAATAGAAAGTCATAAAAAATTAAATTTCTATAAAATTTCTATGCACCCTTCTAGTTATTTTGTAGTAGACGGAAAATTAAAAAGTATTAATTATTTTTTTTGTTATAATTTCAGTGAAGAGACGATAAGATTTTCAGATGTTTTTAGTCACATAAGCGACGACAGATTAGAAAAACTTTATCCTCTCATGAAAAAAATGAATATTGATTATAATAACCAAGAACCCTTAGAAAAAATACAGAATTTAGCATTTGAGACATTTAAATTTAATTTTCCTCATAGCACTATGGAAAAAGCAAAGAGAATCTATGTTTAGTATTAAAGAATGGAATCCAGATTTGGATTTATCTTTTTTTTACAAAGAATGCAAAAAAAGAGGGCACATTAATAACTCCTCAAAAAAACAAATGATAGATTGTTTCAAAAATGAAAAACACTGGAATGTTTGGATTTTGTATCACTATAACACCCCTATAGGCAGCGTAGCAGCACACTCATTCGACGATGTTATGGGAGAGAATTCATATAGAATTTTGACTAGAACGTGTGCTTTATCAAAATATGCGCCTATTACAGGCTTATTAACCAAAAATAAAATGATATTAGAACACCAACACTTTACGGCGCAATTTTTTTTAGAAACTTGCGTTAAATGGTGCAAATCAGACAGATTATATTCTACATCGAACTATAGCGATTGCGCAAGTCAAAAAATTGTGAATAGACTTTATTTTCCTACACTTGCAAAAAAAAATTTAGTAGAATTTGTTAAAACACAGAATTATAGAGGACTACCACAAAACATTTGGAAAATAAATCATGAAGCTTTTTTGGCAGATCTTAATCGTTATCCGCGATGGAAATTAAATAATTAACTTTTTCGCATTTTTTGTCTAAATCTTTGTCTTTACCTCCTAAAGATTCAATAACAAACGAAGTAAGTTTTAAATTAAATTCTACATTCCAAAAATAAGGATTAGATAACCAAATATCAATGATTGATACTATGGATTCTAAGGGTATTTCTTCGTCCGAATTATATCTATCGTCTCCTATTGTTGACTTAATAAAAGAAAAGTCAAGGTATAATATTTTTGCTACATTATATTGGGTAGGAATAGAAGATAGTAAATTGCAAAATTCATAAAGTTCTGATTTGATAAATGATAATTCAGGTTTTATATTTGTGTAATTCCGTATTACGCCTCCTGATACAATTATAAATGAAACATGTTTATAAATCTTCTCTAAAATTTCTTTCTGATATTCTTTATAACATAGATTATTAAAAACAATATCAGCATCTTTGCAAATTGAAACTATCTCATCGAAATTGCGTTCTATATCATAACCACGAGTTCTAGAAATACCAATAACTTCAAAATTTTGATTAACGAAATAATCTTTTACTGCCTTCCCTATACCGAAAGTGTCTCCTATAACCACTGCCTTCATAGCTTTACACCTAAGCAATGATAAAGGAAAAAGGGCTGCAAACCACAATTTGCTGCAGAATGATAATTTCTATAATCTTTCCACTTAACGATTGTTCCTATGTCGCAAGCAGAGACATCTTTACCTTCTAACGCTAAAAAATGAGATAAATTTTTTTCGCCTAGAAAAATAGAATATCTCATTAATTTACCTTCTTGGAGCCATTGTTCATGCTTATCGTCAACGTCCCAATGCCAAGGTGCTGTTTTACCTGGCATAATTAAACTCACCCAGTCTCTTTTCGGATTTATATTTACATATTCGGCAAATTGATTTGTAAATTGAGCATTATAATGTTCATTTGGGTAATAGTTATACCACTCTATGCTGGATAAAAAATATCCTGCGTTTATCCAATTATCGATCATTTCTTGATAGTAATTTTTAATTTTGGTATTTTTAGATTTTGAAGCATCTAGTATAGAATTGAAATCTAAACGCTTAGGCTGAGTTTTTTGACATTCACCAACAAGATCTTTGCATTTTTTTCTAATTATTTTATACATGATTCCAAATCGTCCAATTTCAAATTTAGTTTTTGGTTGTGCCATTTATCATTTAACAATAAAAATTTATAGATTTCAAAAAAGTTATAATTGTTGCGTTCACTAAAAGGTTCTGTACAAATCCATTTTTTACTATCTTGCGAAAGTATCTCATCTACTATTGTTTTGTTGACCAATGGCGTATTAAGACCAAAACAACTAAAAAAGTCTATAGTTTTTATTACATTATTTCTGTTTTCAAAAAAACAATGTGAATGCATAGAAATTTTTCCTAAGCCAATTCGATATAAATCAGACAAGACATTTTGTGCTTTGTTCATGAAGTAAACCTGCTTTTCTGGTTGATGATATATAACATGATTGATTAAATCTCCATCGTAGCGAATGAAAATCTTTTTTGATTTTTTATCGATTTCTAAAATATCTGGACACCACTGATAGTTTCTCAATTTGTCTAAGTAATACAATTCATTTTCAAAAAAATAATCAAGAGTTTTTTGACTTAAATTATTTTTTGAATAGGCATTCTTTTTACAAAAGTGATAACAAAATATTTTGTTATCCGGACTTATTAATGGCTCGTAAGTGTGTTGCGATACGCAACTCCTTCCTTGATTATCCAGTTTGTATAGATATTTCCAATTTTTAACAGATATCAATTTTAAATTCTCTAGGTGTAATATACTCTAAATCAATCAAATTATTTTCTTCGAGTTCAAAACTACAACCTTTTTCTTCGATCTTGAAATTAGTTAATAGCCCTTTTTTGTTAGCATAATTTAACCAAGAACTAAGGGTATTATCAAATTTATATCTAGGATTAGAACCAGCTAAACGTATTTTAACGGTTTTTGATTTGTTAAGTTGATTATTTTGTAAAAGTTTTCTTACGACTAGTTGATATCTAGAAGTTTCACCGCAAGAAATAGCTGTATGAACTTTACTCGTATCCATTTCATACCAGATAGCATCTGCATAAGTAGGATATATTACATTATCATCTAGGTCTAATAAGTACCCTCCGTCGCCTGCAAGATTAATATGAAATCTATCATCTATGTCTGCATGTTGTGTGTAACAACGCATTGATTCAAGAATTATCAGTCGTGCTTCGCCTATCGGAAAATCTAATGTCGAAAGTATGTTACCTAACGGAGTATCTTTGACTTCTTCTTTTAAAGACCACTCGTCGTAAAAAAAATTTCCAGTAGGGAAATTGAGCACATTTTTCATTTGGTCGAAATGGTAAATTTGTGACTGAGAATCCTCTAGGAGTTTTTTATCTATAGAATGCAACGGTGCTAGCATCAGATATTTACCAAGATCTATAACTTACATATAATTTATTGGTAAGTAATTTTATGCAACCTTATAACCTACTTGAAGTAGATGGTGTAAAAATACCTTTTTCACATAATTGGACTAACATAGGAATAAGTTTAAGTGGCGGAGCAGATAGTGCATTACTGCTATATATCCTAAGTAATTATTTTACATGCAACATACACGTTATCACCCAAATAAGATGTTGGAAAACAAGACCCTGGCAAGAATACCATAGTTTACAAGTTTTTGAGTGGTTTCAAACTAATTTTCCAAAAAAAAATTTTACAAGGCATGAAGGTTTCATTCCGCCCGACTTAGAATGGGGGAGAATCGGACCTACAATAACGGATGAGTACGGAAAACTAAAAAGCGGAAATCAAATTATATTGCGATCCCATAACGAGTATATCTGTCACAAAGAAAAAATCAACGCATGGTTTGCAGCAGTTAATCGTAACCCTAATATTAAATTAGACGGAGCCTTAAAAGACAGAGACGATGGACACATACTTCCCATTTTTAATCATATGAACACGGTTATTTGCCATCCGTTTATTAAAACACGAAAGGATTGGATTATACAACAATATTATAATTTTGATATTTTAGATCTGTTAGATCTAACAAGAAGTTGCGAAGGAGATAAAATCGACTATCCTGAAATTTTTGGTGATTTAGACTTTACTACTTATATTCCAGGACAATATGTGCCTGAGTGCGGAAAATGTTTCTGGTGCAATGAACGTGAATGGGCATTGAATCGTGTTAAATAATAAATCTTGCACATTTTGTATGCATCCCTTTACTGGTCTAGCAACTAGAGAAGATGGTGCTATTAAAATCTGTTGCAGAAGTCAACCAGTAGGATGGATACAAGAACAAAGTCTTGAAGAAGTCTGGAACTCCGACAAAATGAAGGAAGTTCGCAAGCAAGTTCTCAATGGTAAACGTCCTGATGTTTGTATGCCCTGCTTTAATCTTGAAGATCAGGGTGTAGAGAGCTTACGACAGCGTCATATACGCGGTTTAATACCAGAAGCCAGGGTTAACCTTTATCCTGATGCTTTAGACGCGCTAGAAGACGATTATTCCATGCCTTTTGAATTTCCAACTATGGAGATTAAGATTAACAATCTGTGTAATCTTAAATGTCGCATGTGTAACCCTTTGGATTCTACTTCATGGACGGATTGGAAAGAAGTAGAAGAATTTTACGAAAGAGAAAACAACTACCTTGTTCCTACCGTTAGAAAACTTACAAAAAGACCAGGACAATATATCGGACCATTTGACAATTCCGATAATTGGTGGCAAGATTTTGAAAAACTTCTACCTCACTTTCGCAGAGTAGAGTTTGCAGGAGGGGAGCCCCTAATGGATCCTAACCACTACAAAATTCTAGACATGCTTAAACCACACGCAGATAAAATTGAAATCAAATATGCCACTAACGGAACAAAACTCGGCATATCAGATGGCAGGACTATATTTGACTATTGGCCTTACTTTAAGTCTGTTGCTGTAAATATAAGCATTGACGGTATACATGATGTCTATGAATACATAAGAGGTAATGGCGATTTTTCACTAATAGAAGAAAATATAAAACAAATTAAAACTTTACCTAACATCTCAAGAATTGTAGGTGCTTTTACGGTCCAATCTAACAACATCATGCAAATTGATAAAGTAATAGAATACTTTTTAGAAGATATGGGTATAATCTTTTATAGTCATAGAGTAAACTATCCTAGAGCTTTGTCTGCACAGGTTCTTCCTCAGAAACTAAAGGCAGATATCATAGGCAAATTAGAAAAAATGAACAACAAGATAGAAAAGTTTACTTTGATTAAATCTAATCCTACAATTAAAAAAGTGACTTTACAGCAAATAAAAGACAATATAAACTTTTTACAAGCCGAAGATCTTAGCCAATACTGGAAAGAATGCCTAGAATTTAATCGAAAATTAGATTTCAGTCGAAAGCAAGGTCCTATAGAAAAAATTATTCCTGAATTTAAACCATATGTATAAAATAACAAGTAGATGGCCGCATCAAAATTGTTTAAAAATAGAGTGGAACCTTGGAAAAAGATGTAATTTTGATTGTTCATATTGTCCTCCAGAAATACATGACAATTATTCACCGCACACCAATATAGCAGTGCTGAAGAGATGTGTTGATAAATTGTCTGAGATAGAAAAGCCTCTAAGAATAAGTTTTACAGGAGGAGAACCCTGCGTTCATCCTAAAATATCAAAACTATTCAACTATATAAGACCGTACGCTGATTGGATAAATGTTACCACTAACGGAACTAGAAAACCAGAATGGTATGCAGATCAACCTCTAGATCATATAGTTTTTTCTCTACATTTTGAAACAGAAGATTGGCATAGATGTCTATTAAACATTATAGATACTGATAAATTAGTTGATATTCCTATACAGGTAAACATAATGGCACATCATCAACACATGGAAGATGTAAAAACTGCTACAATGCTATTAGCAAACGAAAAAATTAAATATGTTATACGTCGTATTCGTTGGACAGAAAAGCACGACTGGTTCAATGATATGCGTTACAAGGATGAAGACTTGGATTGGATTTTGAAAAATGAAGCAACTTCTTTACCTAACTGCGATGTAGACGGAGAATATTACATTCATGCTAATGATATTATAAAAAAACATCAAAACCAATTTAAAGGTTGGCGATGTAATATCGGATTAGAAAGTTTAATGATAAATTGGGACGGTGAAGTTCATAGAGCAACATGTAGAGTAGGCGGGAGTTTAGGTAATATTTACAAAGGAAATTTCAAGCTTCCTACAGACCCTGTAACATGCACAAGAGATTGGTGTACATGTGCAGCAGACATTCCTATCACTAAATTTTCTGCTTAGATACATGCGTGTCTGGCTGACAAGAACAGCAATTTCTCGGGCATATAATCGGTTTTAAATCTAACTTTGACCTGTTAAATTTTTCTTCAAAATCTTCAGCAAAAAGATTAAGATTTGCATCAGCAAAAATTTCTTCTTGGCACGATCCTGTAATTTTTCCATCGTGTGTAATTACTAAATTTTCAATTGCTACTGAACATTCCCATCCTTTAAAATGATTCAGATTATTAGAAATATAATAATTTGGTGCCACAGGTTTAATTTCATCATTTTCAAACATTGCTACAGATTGATAATAATCAAACTCATTAAGATTACGTAATATCCATTCGCTCTCTGGTATTCTCTTTAGTGAATTATGGAAAAAATCTTTCTGCTCTTCAGTGTAGGAATTCCAGTCATGCCCGGGAGAATCTACCACTTCTTTTGCTTGAATTGGCCAATTATAAACGCTAGATTTCATTTTTTCAATATATTCTAAACAGGTATTCCAGGCAGAAGCATCCATAAGCATTAATGCACCAACATGCTTTCCTTTTTGCCATAAAAAATCACAATTTTTTACAAACAGATCTATGTCTACTTCTTTGTAATGACAACTCATTGTAAACTTGTCTATATCTACGCTATTTTCTTCAAACCATTTAGTTTTTCTTGAACCATTAGTTGTCAATTTTAATTGAACATGATGGTGTTTTTTAATTTCTTTACAAAATTGTGCTAGATAAGGCCATAATGACGGTTCTCCTCCACCTGCGATATTAATACGAAAGAAATTTTTTCCGTGCGTTTTTTGATATTCATCTAACAGTATTCTAAAATTTTTAACAACCGTATCAATGTTTTTTGGAAATTTGTTTATATTTAAAACAGATCCAGGAAAACAATATTCGCAATTAAAATTACAAATATCAGTTGGCCAAAACCGTATGTCCAATACATTATTAGACGTTGTGCTAATTACCCTTGTTAATTCATTCATAATAGATGTGCTAATTCAGGAAACACTTTTTGTGCTTGAATTCCTCTTATACTATCTAACTCGGTGATGTATTCTCGAAAACCCTTTAATTCGTTTGACTTATCTTCCGCTTCCATATGATTCATTACAGCTTCCCAGCGTTTCCAACCGTAAGGGTTATTCTTCCAAAAATCATCATCCTGTCTATAATTATTCCAAAGCCAGTCTTTAAATTCTCTATATCTTTCTCTTACTTCTTGTTTATCTTCTTTCGGAAGACACTGAATACTTAAAAATGTAGGTATGTATAACAGGTGCATATTAACTAGGCCGCCGCCCATTTGCACACCGCCCGGAACTTTTGAAAAATTAAGTTTTTTGAAGCCAGACTCTACTTTCCATTTCATAAAATCAGGCAAATGTTTTACATTCAAAATTTGTATTGCAGTAGCAAGACTGGTTGTAATATTATCAGGAGTGTTGTCTAACATGTGTAAATTACGTTCCACCGTTGCCCATTCTGTAGGATACCTAATGTATTCATCTCTCTCATAACAGGCATCCATAGATATGGCAAATTTAACCTTTTTAAAACGCGACCACATTTCGATTAAATCGTCATCTACTAATAAGCCGTTAGAATTATATCGTAATAGAATCTGATCTTCATAACCTTGGCGAAGTATTTCTTCTATAAACTGCTTATGCTCTTTTATCATCAGAGGCTCGCCGCCTGCAAAGTACACCTGTTTTAAATTAGGAATTTGTGCATTCATTTCTTCCCAAAACGAAGATTTTTCATGCCATTTATTGTCAAAGGAGGCAGCGTCAAACTGCATTTGACGTTTTACGTTCGAATCTTTTAGTTTGTTCATCAACTTTGAATGATCTTGCAACCAGCGAGACGAATCATGGGGAGAACACATAACACACTTGATATTGCAGGTATGTCCTAATCTTAAATCTAGATATTTCAGTTTTTCAGGAACTGATCCATCTTGTTCTGTCTGTCTGATTAATTCTGGTATATCTACATCATCGTAGTGCCAGGTGAGCGTTTCCCAAATTCTTTTAGAAACTACACCTTTAGATTCTTCATGAAAGCATTTTGTACAAGATTTAGGCACTTCACCTCTCATCATGCTTCGGCGAACACTTTTCATATAATCGTTATTCCAGGCACTCATAGGAGTATCTTCGCCAAAGTTAGCAGGGCGGCCGCTTTCATTTTTTACCAAACCTACTTCATGATCATTTCCTGCACCGCTAGCATTTGCCGAACAACAAAGTCTCATATCGCCGTTTGGTCTAGTAGCAAAATGTATCCAAGGCAATACACAATAAGTAGAAGATCCAGATACCTGTTTTATCTTATCTTGTAAATCCACAATTTCTAAGTTTTTTAATTCTTCTGTTTTATCAGGCATGTCCTATAACCATAAATCTTTTATATTTTGGTGTAGTAAAAACATATTCTTGAAAAGTATTTAATTGTAAAATATCTGACAATTCCTTTACCGAGTTAACACAATTTATATGTTCCTCTAAACTAAAGAAATCATTATTTTGTGCTGCAACTAACGTTCCCTGAGGAATGTTCTCTTTCCATATTCTTAAATTTGATTTTTTTATATGCTCAGTGCTTGTATTAATTACAACATCTGCTTCCTTAGTATATTCACACATATCTGCTGTGACTGCAGAAAACCTTCCTTCCATTTCATATCTCTTGTTTATAGTATTTGCAATTTCTTTACAAGTTGGGTCGATATCTACGCTGATGATATGCTCTACTTTTATTGAGCTATTAAAAAGAAGACTAGCTAAAACTCCGTTCCATCCTCCGTGAATCACAATTTTATTAGGATTGTCGGCAACAAAGTGTTTTAACTTTTCTATCAGCCATAGTTTAGAATGGACTTGTCCTTTCCAAAAGCTTTCAAGGGTTCTGTATCTATCCTCGGAGTTGCGAATAGCGTCCATCCAAAAAAGAACGTCTTCTATATCAACTTTCATACTTAGCCTTTGGTATTTTAGAATCTGCTGAACTTACGCAGGTAGATGTAATGCAAGGCATAGGTTTTTGAAACAATTCAAACCCATTGTCTATCGTACCGAGAGGTTCATCATGACAGGAATATGATCTTTTGATCTCTCCTCCTGGTTCTCTTACTATACAACTTTGATAACCTGCGCTACACTGCCAGCCATGAAATTTATTAAAATCGAATGCATTTAATCTCTCTGCTTGATCAACATCGTACCAATTTCCTTGATCGTCCTGCATAGCCATTTGATTTTGATATTCGCCGTCAATGTGCTGCGGAAATCCTGTTTGCATTTTGTCTATCTGTGCCTGAGTATAGTCTCCCACAATAAAACTTGCTGTAGGGTCGCTTTGAGGCTTTAGCGTGACGTTTATCCCCCGTTCTGCAAATCTAGAACACCTATCATAGTATGCATCAAAAAATTCTGGCACCATTACTTGATTGATTGTTAGTAACACACCTCTCTTCATTAACTGCAGACACTTGTCACTGAATTCCTGTTCTTTTGCAAACTCTGCATGAAAACTTGCTGTGATACTTCTACGTTGAAGACACTCTGTAACATCTAACCACTCTGCCCACCATTTTGATCCCGGAGACAGATTTGTTGTCATGTGAATACTTTGGTAATCTGGATTAGGATCATCGGCATAATGCTCTACAAGTTTAAGAAAATGCTTGTATGCTGTAGGTTCGCCTCCTGAAAACGAAAAGTGAAAATTTGTAAAACCATTGTCTTCTGCTTGGGACTTAATTTCGTCCATTACTTCGCAATAGGTTTTCAAAGGACGATGATCAGGTTTTGACGATCTAGCATATGGCCAACAATATGAACAAGAGTAATTACAAAAACGGGCTAGGATCCAAGACACGCTAAAGAGGTCAGTGTTCAAAAGAGTTTTTTGTCCTAGTTTTACTATCCTATCAAAGGGAATATGCTGAAAATTATACATACTTCCCAACATCATAAATCATTGTAGAACATTGTCTTGCGCATGTAAAACATTTATTTTCTCCTTGCCAGTAAGAAGGTAATTCATCCCATAAAACATCGTTATTATAAAAAATTTTATCTTTACAATTTGGTACACCTATATCATTTAGAATCTGCTTGGTTTGTTCCACCGTTATATTACGTAGAAAATGTATAGGAAGTCTTTCTTCAATTGGACTTTCTAGATATTCTCCTGCAAGCCAACAGCACGGAAAAATATTACCATAAGGATCTACATATATAGATTTATCTGTTTTACACTTAGGTTGAATTACAGAATCCTGTATTGCTTTTTTTCTGACATCTTTGTTAAGCAGAGTATTTAATTCGTAGTTAGGATTCATTTTATATTGATTTTGTTTAGCAGGCTTCAGATAATATTCGAAATTTCCTGCTTTATCAATTACTTCAAATTTTTTCATTTCGTAAAAACGAGTCGTTCGTACAAAATTAACCGAATGGACTCCTAAATCTAACAAGTATTCTTCTAATTCAAAGATGTCTTGCTCGTTATGTTCAAATACAAGACTATCAACTCTTGCTTTCCCACCGGCCTCTATGAAAGCTGTCATATTTTCTATTACTTTATCGAAATCTGTATTTCTCCTATATAATTCGTGTTTACCTTTGAATCCATCAACAGCGAAAATAACTTCAGAATTGGATTGCGTGCCTATAACTTTTGCAAACTTATCCCACCATTTTTTATTTCTCATCCCGCCGTTAGTATGTATAGCTAACCTAGTATTTGGATTGCATTGTCTAACGTAATCATATATTTCTAAACAATCTCTAGCAAAAGCTGGATCACCGTAGTTGCCACAACTATAAAAATTTCTTATTTGGCTTAAGAAACTGCTGGGAAACCAATTTTTAAATTCTTCTAATGATATATCACCGCCTTTTATAAAAGGTCGTAAGGGACCACCATGAAAATTCCTAGCACACATAGGACATTGCGCTTGACATTTGTCTGTTAATTCTATGTGGATTTCAGAAATTTCTTTTACGTTAATCATTGTAAATTGTTTTTAACCAATCAAAATCATTTATTTTGAATAGTTCTTCTAAATTGTTTTTATTTTGTTCGCCGAACTTCTTCCCTGCCTTTGCACCCTTTATTGTGTCAATACCAAATGGTCTATTTGTTCCTTTGTTACACCAGATATCAAGTCTCTCTGCTGTTTCAATGTCCTGCTGCCTATCTATAATCCGACTTGCTAATTTAGCACACTCTCTAAATCCGCTTTTCCAGGCATTAAAAGAATCGGTGTTGAATGCTGTAATATTTGATACTTCTTTTATTGCTTTAAAATTAAAACTTATTGAAGTTGTCATGTCAGGTTTAGAAGTATCCATTTTTTTGGTTAATCGAGTAGGCAATAATTTTACGCCTCCGTAACCATAAATCAAATCATTTACAGGATTTTTAGATCGCCAAACATGGACAGTTTCTAAATTATATTCGTCTACTTCATAATCAAAAGAAAAATCATCTAGAAGTTCAGCATCTGCGTCTACTACCCAGAACATTTTTGTGAAACACTTTTTTGCTGCTTGAATGTGGGCTTGATGTATTCCGTCTACACCGTCAATTCTTTTTGCAGAAGGGTATCTTGATTTCAATAAGTCCCAATTTTTATCTGCGTTTGGTTCATTATACGAAATAAAAACAATATCATACATTGTATTATGTTATATAAATCATAGTAATTTGTCAACCAAAGGAGAAAGTTTGTCTGCGACTTGTCTATGTATATCAGGACCGTCGTGCATTAAATCTCTCGCACGCCCTGTGTCGATAGTATCTATAATATGTAGGTCTTGGTACTGCCTATCAAAATCGCCTTCCCAAGTCCAGTTTAATACAGGGACTCCCACATGTTGCCATAACATATTTGCAGAAAAATAACAATTATAGTTATTTGCTATCATTTCTCCTTTTTCTATGCAATATCTTTTCAAAAACCAATCAGTATCTTTTTTTTGATATTTTGTAGTTACATTGTAATGTTTGAAAACGACTGAATTAGATTTTTCATAAGCAAAACTTTTTCTAAAAGTTTGAGGCCATTGATAAATTACAAGCGAAGGAACAGGATATGCGTTTTTAATCCACTGCAAGCTATTAAAATACTGGATGTCAGGACCTGTGCCTGCTTTTCCTAGGTTTAAAAAATCTATACCTTTAGGATTTAGTAATTGAGAACACCAAATATGTTCTTCAAAATTTCCTACTCCTTCTGTGTGCGAGCATCCAAAAACTAAAACAAATTGTTTATCTAGATTCTTTATTTCTTTTGTTCTATATCCCTCTTGATTAAATTCATAAATTATATCATCTTCTAGATATATAGGATTTACATTTTTTTTATGCCTTAAAAAAATATCATATTCTTCTGAATCCCAGCCTTTTAAACAAGCATTCTTTCTTTCTTTGTCTATTAATATTTCTTTCTCATTAAATTCAAGATCAGGCATTTCTAGTATTTCCGTAATGAATTACCTTGCTTACAGAACTTGTAAATTTTCTCCACGGATCGATTACAATGCTTTCAGGAGGTATAACGCAATAAATTTCATCTTGAGATTTATCTTTGGTATAATCATATGTAATACTAGCAGAATGTGCCATTAAAAATACGCCAGGTTCTTGAGGTTGATACAAATCTCCTGTATAAGGATCAATGTAGGTAGGTGTAATTCCCATCTGTTGTAAATAGTATCCGATTAGAAGAGAATAGGAACCGTCTGTATAAGGCACTTTTGGTTTATAAGATTTGCCGTGAATATATACAGGCATGTCGTTTTCTTCTGCTAACCTGTGTAATTCTTTTGCAATATTTTCTGCCTGTACTTCTCTTGCTCGCATAATTGAGTCAAAAAGATCGTAGCCTAGGTCTAGTTCTTGGGCCATGTATCTTAGTGCAATATTATCTCTTGGGTGACAGGATCCACCGTCCCCCATTCCTGCTGTCATATATTGTGGGCTCATTATTCTCTTAGAAGAATGTGCAAGTGCATTTGTTACAACATCAACATTAATATTGCCCTGCTTTTGTGCGACGTCTTGAATCATGTTTACAAGAGAAATTTTTGCAGAAATAAATGTGTTATAGAAAACCTTAATACACTCGCACTCGTCATATGTGCCTACAACATAACGTGGGTTATTTTCCATTATAGTGTCATAAAAGTCTCGTAGCCGCTTTGCATCTCCTGTTTCGGTGCCGTCTTCTGTTCCTATCATTACCATTTCAGGATTTACCATATCCCATGCTACTGAACCCATTGCTATTAAATACGGATTATAAACAAATCTTGTGTTGTTGACAAGTGGTACAAATTCTCTTCTTGTAGTACCTGGCAGTACTGTAGAAATCAAAACCAAAAGCTGATTCTCGTTCATATGTTTATCGGCTTCTTGTAATACCTGTTTTACAACATCGTAAGAGAAGTCCTTTGGAGGTAAATGGCAAGTAGGATGTTTTCCGTCGTAGTCGGAATTATGAGGTGTGGGCACAGCTACAAACACAATGTCGCAGTTTTGCACACAATCTTTAATAGATGTTTCAAATTCTACTAGATCACTAGGTAAAGGTTCTAAATCATATCCTTTTACAGTATGGCCTTTTTTAACAATTTCCTCAGCACAAGGCAAGCCTAACTTGCCTACTCCAATGTATCCAATCTGCATACAGCGTCCTTTATAAGTTTATTAACGTATTTAAAATTCCAAGCTATTTCAGAGATGCCTTCTTGATTCCTTACAATTCCTAGGGCATATTTTTGTTGTATTTGAATTTAAGTTTTTTATTTTTTTGAGACTATAGATTGTATAGTTCTTGTCCTAATTTTTCTTCTGCCCATCCGTGATATATTTTCAAAGTCATAATTTTTTCTATATCTTTAGGATATATATTTACAATGTCTTTTGAAAATATTGCTAAACTAGAAAGTAAGATTGCTGACTTTTTTAGATCTGAGTATGCGGTAGCAACAGATTGTTGCACACATGCTATAGAACTTTGTTTGCGGTATACAAATGCAAAAAAAGCAGTATCACCTTTTCATACTTATATTTCGATTCCTTTTACATTCGAAAAACTAGAAATAGAATGGAGTTTTGTCAGTCTGAAATGGAACGACTATTATTACATAACAGATAGAATTATTGATGCCGCTGTTTACTGGAAAGAAAATGGTTATATAAAAAATACTTTTATGTGTTTAAGCTTTCAATACAAAAAGCATTTTAGTTTAGGTCGGGGCGGGGCTATATTAACAGATAATTATAATGATTATGTTGAACTTAAAAAAATGAGTTACGATGGTAGAATTCCTCAAATACCTTGGGCAGAACAAAATATAAAGTCTATAGGATACCACTATTACATGACACCCGAAACCGCAGAATTGGGTCTACAAAAAATAGATGATGCTTGTCAGATACCGCCAAATCTTTGGAGTTATAAAGATTATCCTGATCTTTCCACTATGGATGTATTTAAATGAAAATTATAACCTTCGGAGACAGTTGGGCAGTCGGACATGGATTAGGAATAGGCGAAAACAACTTTACAGATTTTTTAAGCTCTGCTCTAAATTGCGATAATAAAAATTTTGGAGTAAGTGGCGCTAGCTTGGGTCATATTTTTCGCGATTTTACTAGAGAGATAAAACTAATTAACGGACACAAACTTATAGCTAACCTGTTATTGGAAAAATATGAGAAATTGTAACGAATGGGGATCACTTAAAAAAGTTATTGTAGGTATATCGGACAATGCAAAAATGCCGTCTGTAGATATTTCAGTAAGGACTGTAAATCATGCAGATAAATCGGATAAAAAATCTATTATAAAAGGAAATTACCCCCAAAAAGTATTAGAAGAAGCAGCCGAAGACCTTGAAATTTTTTGTGATTTTTTAAAATCTCAAAATATTGAAGTTTGCAGGCCTAGTGATAATAATCCAAAATATTATAATTATTGTCCTAGAGATAGTGTATTTGTATACAATGACAAATCATATGCCACACCTATGCCTATGATATGCAGACAAAAAGAATACACTGCATTTCAAAAATACTGCAAAAATTTAACAGTGTTAGATTGTTATGTAGATAACGACTTATACAATCTAAATTGTATAGGTAATCCTAATATTCTGGCATTAAATGAAATAGCACCGTCCTTTGATGCTGCAAACATTATAAGGGCAAACAAAGATATATTATATCTAGTTAGTAATAGTGGAAATAAAAAAGGTGCAGAATTATTACAAGATTTATTAGGCGCAGAAGTCGAAGTACATACACTAGAAAATGTTTACTCGTACATGCATATTGATTCAACAATTGCTTTTCTCAGAGAAGGTTTACTATTAGCAAATCCAGAAAGAATTAAGGATAAAAGCTTTTTGCCAAAACCTTTTTGCAATTGGGATATAATTTGGTGTCCAGAACCTTATGATATAGGACATTATCCTAATATCTGCAATGCGAGTACTTGGATAAATATGAATCTATTTTCCATAAATGCTAAACTTGTTGTTTTGGAAGAACATCAACATAGTTTAAGAAAAGAATTAGAAAAAAAAGGGATTGACTGTGCAATGCTGCCGATGAGACATCAAAGGACACTAGGCGGCGGCTTTCACTGTGTAACATTAGACATTGAGAGAGAAAAAGAATGACTATAAAAACCGGAAAGCTAGAAAATATATACTGGAACGACAGTTTTAAAAGTTTCGATTACATAAAGCAACCTGTAAGTGAAGAAGAAATCACAAAGTGGAGAGAAGCAGGATATAATCATAAAAGCTTCACCGGAGAAATGTATGATAGTAAAAACCCAATGCCGGACTACGCTGATAAAATTGCTAAGGACTTGGGATTAAAAAATTGCGGTTTTGTTTTTTACAGAATGAATACTAATGACATAATGCCTACGCATGTAGATCACTTTTCTCGTTACTGTGAAATTTTTAACGTTGACAGATATGATGTATTTAGAGCGGTAGTTTTTTTAGAAGATTGGAAAATAGGACATTATTTTGACATAGGAAATAGGGCAATAATGAATTATACCGCAGGTGAATGGATCATGTGGAGCTGTGACGAACCTCACTTTGCAGCTAACATAGGAACAGAGCCTAGATATACTCTGCAAATTACAGGAATTTTGTAATGGATTTTGTTCAAGACATATACTGGAACAATCTTCCCTCTAAAATATTAAAAAGTAAGAAAAAAAGTCATATTCTTAATAATTTAATAAAAAACACGTTCCTAAATTCAATCAAAGAACCGTTTTTTTTGTTTACAGGAACCAATGATATAGATTTTTCTTTTTTGTCTAAGGATACAAAAATATTAAAAAAACTTTCTAAAAGAAAAATAAAATTTTTTTTATACGAACCGGTATCATATTATTTTGAAGGTTATAATTTTAATTTAGGCTACTATTCTGAATTTCATTCAGCTCATAATAATTCAAAGAAATTAAGAGCAGAAGAATTAGATTACCTTAACGAATTAGGAAAAAAAATAAACGGAATTGTAGTTAATCATGGGGATTATGGTTTACAAAAGTTTTTAGGAGAGAAGTACCCTTATATCACTTTTAAATGCAGAGACATTTTTATCAGGCAAGCTGCCTTAAGCTATATGCCTTTAGATACAGAATTTATTCCAAAAATAACCAAAAGATTTTGGTGCGGCAACGGAAGATACACCATCCATAGGCACATTATAATGTGCTACTTAGCAGATAAATTAGGAAATTATAGCTGGTGGTTTAAGGGAAACACTGATTGGGAATCTGTCATTGATTGGATAGAAGATTTACCTAGAGAATACCTTAAAAAAAATAATAAAATACTTAACGATAACAATTGGGAGTTAGATTTTTGCTCAGATAAAATCAATATAGATGAAAAACACTCTTTATATCTGCCCGAAGGACCATTTTCTCAGCCTAACATAAAATACAAAAAAACTTTTGACGAATGTTTTGTGTGTATTATAAATGAAACTCGCTTTGCTCAACCTACTGCTAACTTTTCAGAAAAAGTAATAGATGCTATTAACTATAGAAAACCTTTTATTGTAGTGGCACCGCCTAAAACTTTAGAATACATAAGAAAACTAGGTTTCAAAACTTTTTCTAACTATTGGGATGAGTCATATGACCAAATTGAAAATCATAACGATCGAATGTTAGCTATTTTTAAACTAATAGACGAAATAAATTCTAAAAGTTTGAATGAACTTAATGACCTAAATGTAAACATGCAAGAATTATTAGAGCATAATAGGAATCTAGTAAAAAAACTACCAAAAAATAATACAGTCATAAATGATAATTAAAAATCCATACATCGACTCGTGCGAAAGTTCTACATTTTCAGTATTATTTGATTACTTTAATTGGCGCGACGATATACAATTAATACATGGGCTAATGAAATATCCTGAATGGAAGCCTAATGTAAATATCCTTAATTTTATAAAAAATCTAGAAGAGCTAAGATACAATGCCAATTGTTATTTTGTTTTTGATGCTTCTACAGAAGGATTTTCACCTTTCAAAAACTTCTTCTTTCATAACCTATACGAATCATGTAGATTACATAATATTAAGCCTAACAAGATTATATTTGTTTCAACAAATATGAAAGATTTAACCAATATTGAAAGATATAATAAAGAAAATAGAATACAAGAAAGTATAAGAGTTTTTCCTTTCTTAAGTTTCAAAAAAATGATTCAAGATTTGATAGAGGACAATTACGGCTTTAATTTTAACAGCAATTCTGCATTTGAATATTTCAAATCTGAATGTGACAGAAAATTTAGCGGAGATTTTGGATTAAGTTTAAGCAGAGTAAATCGATCACATAGAACTCTTGCTCATTATCTTCTACACTCTACCAACCTAGACAGACATTTTAAATTAAGTCAAGATAGAATTTCTGAAGATGACATAAGATACACTGCACAACATTATTTGCTTGATAAAAATTTTTTAAAATGGTGTTCTACTCTACCAAAGGTTGTCGACACAGAAGATTTTGAAACTAATCATGCTTTATCTATTAATAGTCATCTTCACAATTCAACTCTATTTCAGATTGTAAATGAAACTCACGTAAAAAACTGGCAAAATACGAGTTTATTTTATTCAGAAAAAACATTTAGATCCATGGCTCACATGCAACCGTTCCTGATATTTGGACAGCCAGGCTGTAATAGAAAATTAGAACAATTAGGTTTTAGACTTTTTAGAGAAGATTTTGATTACTCCTTTGATGATATTCAAGACACAAAAAAACGTTACCTTGCAATAATAGATACTATTAGACAGGTAGTTAAACAACTGAACGAGATGAATAGAGACGAACAAATAAAATGGAGATTTAGGAGAGAAGAAACACTCAAACACAATTTTGATTTAGTAATGGACATTAACTATTTTAGACAGGATTTTGAAAAACTGATAGAGGCATTATGAAAAGATACAAAAGATTTTTTGCTTTCGGATGTTCTTTTACTCATTATAAATGGGCGACATGGGCGAATATTCTAGCATACGAATTAGATTGCGAATTTTTTAATTTGGGGAAAAGCGGTGCAGGGAACAGTTTTATCGCTAATCAAATTTCTCAAGCGGATGCATATTTCAATTTTACACAAGAAGATTTAGTTGTAGTAAGTTGGACTAATATCTCACGCGAGGATAGATATAGAGACACAGGATGGATCACGCCAGGTAATATTTACTCGCAACATGATTATGATGAAAACTTTGTCTCTAATTACGCAAACGATACCCATTTTGCATTGCGAGATTTTTCTTACATTCATTTTGTAAAAAACCTGTTAGAAAGTAAAACCAACTGGCATTTTTTACAAATGTGTAACATAGTTAATGTAATTAATCAATGGGAATCAAACAGAAGATCGAACTCTGACATCAAAAATATTTCAGACTTATATACTGATTCTTTACAACACATTGTTCCGAGTTTTTATGATGTTTTATGGAGAGGAAACATTGATAATAAATGGAAAAGTGATTGGAGAGAAATACACCCGAACTATTCTGACGGACATCCTACACCATTAGAGCATTTGCAATATCTAGAAAGAACAATCATGCCCAACATATCAGAAAAAACAAAACAAGCTGTATATTCTTTACAAGAACAATGGCGAGATTATATTCGAGAAGGATATAAAAACACTTCTATAGATTGCGGGCTACACGACATGCCAAACAATTGGGTAGATAAAATGCATAATTTATTTAGACTGAGGGAAGAAAAGCCTATTCCCAGTGTGCTGTATCATTGACTCTGGCACAAGTCCCAAAAACTTTGCATTTCTGGAAATGTGTCAGTAAAATTTGAATTTCTTCTTCTATCGTGCTCGGAAAACCAAGCATAAAAGTTTTTTCTTGCTACTATTAACTTATCTTCTTCATAAAAAGTAGATGCCATGTAATCAACTACTCTTTTGAACTTTTCATACTCTAGATCTGTGAATTTAGTTCTATCACTATTGTCTTGATTGCGTTTTATAAAATCTAAATGAGAATACATATAGAGCATGTATTCTTCTTTCGGTAGAATATTCATGTCAAATATAGTAGGTTCTTTCAAATGAGGTGTATCAAAACGAATTCTTTGCCATTGTGTTTCGTTTTTGTTCGAATTGTATCTTTCGCGCCATTCTAGTATCTTTTCTAGCAATAAATTAAAACTTGTAACGCAAAATATATTGAACGTAATCATAAATGTTACAGGCAATCCTGTATTTGAGAGATAATAGTCTAGATTACGCTCCCATAATTTGATATCTAGACCGTGACGAGCGTATTCTGCTCTTTCCCCCCAGGTATCAATTGAAGTATATAATTTAAAACTTTTAATTGCGTTTATAGAACGCAGATAACTGATCCTTTCTACTAGACGTTCTACGAGTTTGGGTTTGACCCCAAGATTTGAGTTAATTTCTATCTGTATATGCGGTTTCGGATCTTCCTCCAGTTTATCAAACAAATCCCATGTACTTTTATGCATCAAAGGCTCGCCGCCTGTTATTCGCAGTATGTTAAGAGTCTTTGAAACTTCGGGCCACCATTCCCACCATGCTTTTACATATGGATTTTCTTCTTCTCTGTGATAGACTTTGAACCAATCTATGTCCTGTCTATGATCTGTAGCAGTATCATAAGGTCCATGTTCGTCAATTTCTTTCCAATACCTAGAACTTGCTTTAGGATGACAATAGCCACACTTGAAGTTACACTCATTTGAGAAAGAAATTTCAATATACTCCGGATTTACGTTGTATTCTGCACCGCCTTGTTTTATTTCTTCCAATCTTTCTGGTGTATATATTGAAGCAGTTTTGATATGACGATCGGAAACATAGTCTTTGCCCATTGCTTCTATTTTCCAGCAGTAGGAACATCCTGCAGGCTGCTGTCCTTTCATCATAAATTCTCGTTCCTGCTTTTTTTGACGAGTATTATGAAGTGCAGATGGGTTGTTTTCAAGTTCTTCCAACGGAATAGGATGCGGAGCAGGATGATAGCAAGAGTGAGTTTCGCCTGTTTGTAGATAAATCGTGGTATGATGCCACTTTGCCATACAGAAAGTAGGAGAAATTTCTCTATCTGTATGAGGAATAATCTGTTTTATCTCTTCAAGTTCGCTCATTTCTGCCTTTTAATAATTCTTGGCGTGTTTCTATAGGTTGATTTGAAGAATCTACTTCCTGCTTCGTCTAATAGTGCAATCTCAATACCTAATTTGCTTGTAAGACCGTGTTCTAATTCGTTAACTTCTTCTATTACAGCATTTTCGTCTTTGGTTTTGTGATTGTCGTTCCAATATTCTGTAAGATACTCAAAATCTCTAACTTGTTTATATTCCCAGTCTGTGCAGTTTGTAAGATAACAGCCTTCTCTTGCTCCGTATATGCTCCATAAACCATTTTCTACGTCTGCTCCTACAGAACACCATATTTTAAGACGTTCTAGATTTTGCCACCATACTGTTTTAATGTCATTGACAGGGGATCCTTGGTCAAGACTCATTTTTACACCTTCTCTAAATCCTGCTCTCCAGGCTTGAAAAGGAGATCCGTTCGTGTATGATGTGGAATAGTTGTCATTAAATTGATAATACTTGTCATCGAAACAGAATTCTACGAGAGATCGTTCGTCTGCGTCATTTGCTGCTTCGTGAGTTTTCATATTTTGAACAAAATCTTTGTTCCATAGTTTTAAACCGCCATTTCCATACATTAACCCATTTACATAGACTCGTCCGCACCAAGAAAAAACGTGATCGCGTGTTAATCCAAGCTCGTCAATGTCAATAACTACGTTTAGAAATGATTGATCTACAATATTGTCCGCATCTACGGTTACAAAATAGTCTGTGTCCGAAATATCAGCACAGGCTTTGTGAGCAGCGTCAGATCCCTTTACACCGTGAACTCTTTTTGCCCACGGAATTTTTTGACATAGGTCAGCATAATTCTTTTCTGCGTTAGGTTCGTCAAAAGAAAGAAATATCACATCCTGTTCTGCTACAACTATTTTGTTTGACACTGGGTTATCCTTTGAAAGCTATATTTTTCGAACATTTTTGCTGTAAAAACGGAAATGTCCTGTATTTCTTCTTCAAATTTCATATCGAAAGGTACTACAGCATAGTTATCTCTTACTACTCGTGAAAAATCAACAGAAAGAGTTTTGTAAAGCACATTAGGATCGTGTTTTGCTGTGACGGAAAATGTAATTTCTCTGTTTAGTCGAACTCCCTGCTGTTTTAGGTTTTGATTAAGAGACTTTCCTAATAGAATCTTCCAACAGGAATTTGGTATGTCCTGTAAAACCGTTATGTCAGCGTTGTCGTCGTTGTTTTCTGGTAATTCGTATATAAAGTCATTTACAGAAGCACCATCAAACTGCATTTCATGAACATTTACAAGTGCCAGCTGTTTCTTTTTAGGATCATACTCTACTCTGTAGTTTCTTCGTCTTTCTTTTCCTTGTAGAATGCCTACAACTTCTTCTAAATCAACAGCTATATCGTGATGATTCGCACTTGGTTTAGGAGATATTCCTATGATTTTGCCTGTGTCTTCTTCAAATCTCACATACATTATGTCTGAAGACATTTTTCAAACTTCCTTATCTTGTCTTCTGTTACAAAATCGTTTTCTGTATAATGAAATACACCGTTTTGATGAAAATTTCCAATTTTTAGCGTTGCTTGTTCTGTAAGATACACACCTACTTTATCCTGCCAGCGGGAAGTTGGCATTTTCCAGTTCTGTATTTGTGATTTCATATGAATAACGGAAACAATGTCGCTTGTTTGGTTGGATATTTCTGTGTCGCAATCCGTAATTTTAGCAGCAATTGCTGTAGTGATGTCCATTGACGGTTCTTTAGGGTAGAAATTCGAACAGAAATGCCCGTAAAACAATTCCCAGTTGTTAGATATTAATTCTACCCATTCAAAAAACTGTTTTGCTTTGTTGGATTTTTTAAAATAGTGCAAGCAGTTGTAGAAGTTTGGTAAATCATTAGCAGTAAATGCTTTTCTGTAATAATCAGACTCTACAAGTTCTTGTCTATACGTAAAAACTCTTGTAGGAAAATATACTTCGTAATTTTTTAATAGATTCCAAGCATAATTTAAATTTTGTAACACAAGAACATCAGAATCTATAACGATAGTTTCATCATAGGGCGTTGCGTGATAGATTTTCCATCTATTTTGAGTTTTTAATCTGGTTTCGTCCGATTTATACCACGGAATTTCTACGATCTTATCAAAAACGTGTGTGTATTGCTGGGGGATAGTGTTATTTGTTATTATACTAACGGGTAAATCGTTGCCAGATGCCTTCAAACTTAAAGCAGCAAGGTAAGATTGCTGTATATATTCTTCTCCGTCGGCAAAAACGCAGTATCCTTTGCTATTCATACAATACACCTATTTAAACTAAACTTGTTCATACAGTGTAAATTAGAATTTTTTAGAGATAATAGTGTGTATTCGCCTGTATATTTGGGCTTTTCAAGCAAAATTGTTAATTTTTCTCTGTCAATATCCCATAAAATGCTTTTATCTGTGATGTAATAGAGTTTTCCAGGCATTGATTTTGCAAAATCTCCTTGTTCATAGCCGTTCATAATGTGAATTGCTATAGAAAATGCATAATCATTGCGAAAATACGGGGTGTTAATCTGAAAAATTGAGCAATAATGATTCCAATTTTCCTGTATGTGCGCTACTAAATCAAAAAATATGCGGTTTTGCTCCGTTTTTCTAAAGAAAACAGCGGTTGCCCAGTAAAAATCTACGGAAGTTTCCGAAACTCTTTCAAAAACATCGCCTCTATCCAAGTCTAAAAGATCTACACAGTCTTTATAAACAAGAAAATCGTGCGATTGCTCAAAACATTTCTTCCAAAATCCATTAGAAATTACAACATCACTGTCTAATAGCAGTGTTTCGTCATAAGGAGATGCTCGAAAAGCAGTTGATCGTAGGTTGTTTTTCCAATCCAACTTTTTTTCTACTAGAGTTCCGTCGTAAAATTTCTTAACAGCGTGATTTTCTGACGGAGAATATACTGTGTTTTCTTTTAGATCTTTTTCTTTCCATACAACAGAAATTACTTGATCAAAAACAGATTCGTAATCAGGATATTCGTGTTCGAGATAAGATAGGCTATCTGTAACTATTGACGTAGGAAGATCAAGATATTTGCGCACTCTCTTAGCAAGAAAATAGGCCTGTTTGATGTAATCAATCTGAGAATTATTTCTAGCATAAACAAGTATGCCTTGAGTTTTATTCATAATCAACTAATTTTGACACTGAACGTTTTTTTAGTAGCTCTTTGTATTCTGCATGATAGGTATTAGCAGCAGAAAAATATCTATCTGTTATATCAGAAAGAAACTCATCAAGATCAGATACCATTACGGGTGTTTCGTTGTCGTCAATTAACACAATGTCTTCGTCATTGCCTTTTTCTACAAGCATATTAACGAAAGTTAGTAACTGCTTATTGACCGTAAATTGCCCGCCGTTAAAATAATGAACAATGTTTTCTTTAAATTGCTCTCTTAACATTCTTTTTTGATTGTTCAGAGTGACCATGTAATTAGAAAATTCAAGTGCTTTTTCCAATCTTTCGTCCATAGAGAATCTCCTGTTATTAAAGTAGTTTAACAGAATAATTTCATATGTCAAGAATTATTGTGCAATTGGACCTTGAACGTTGGCTTGACCACCTTGCCAGTTTATATTTGCTTCGCCTATAATAGCAAAACCCGGTTGGCCGGGATTGTTAACATCATCATTAATACTGGACGGCGTTTTGGCATCTAGAGTTGTAGTTCCTATCTGTCCTGGCTGTCCAAAACCGCCGCCGTTTCCGCCTTGGGCACTGCCTGATGCTGTGTAAGTGTCTCCAGTTCCAGCTGGTGGATTCGCAGCTGAACCACCTTCACCGTCAGCGCCGCCTCCAGCCGGATCTACAGTAAATGTACCACTTTGAGATCCGCCTGCTCCTGGAGTAGATAGATTTGAATCACCACCGTTGTCGCCTTCTGGGGCAACACCACCGGAGGCATTCCCGACACCAGCGCCGCCGCCAGCGGAAAATATTTCTGTAGCGAAACGATTTGACAAAATAGCAGGGCCGCCGCCGCCACCGCCGCCGGAAATATTACCAAAATTAGTTACATTTGTAGGCGACAATACTTCGAATGCTAGCCCACCGTCTTGTCCGGGGCGTGTATTACTAGGTGATATAATAAATCCGCCGTCGCCGCCTCGTCCTAAAATACGTCCTGAATTGCTTAAAGATACTTGAGAACCAGACGGTAGATTGGGTATTCGAAAAGCAGGAATTGATGTGTTAGTAGAAAATATAGTTACACCGCTTGGTATAGTTACGGTACCTTGTACCCTCTGTACGGTATCCCAACCCCAATTGTCTCTAAGTTCTTCTTCTAAATCAAACTCTGCTCTAGTATTTGAAAGAAGAACATTGAAACCGGCATATTCAGACGTTACAAATGTTGTAGGATCACTCCAAGGAGTCCAGCCTAGATTTTGTCCTTCATATCGCACTTGCCATCTATATGCTTCATTTGTTCCTCTTACGTCATCAAACAGGTTGCTTCCAACTGTATAGGAAGTAGATGCACCAGTTTGATCTAAAAGAATAGTAGATCCGTCGCTTATCTTCTGAACGAACCATTGAGTAGCTACATGAGTATCTGATCCATTTAATACCGCAAACTCTGAACCTTGTAAAACTACGCCTGTGTTAGTATATACAATTTGGTTATTAGATGGTGATGTGTTGTTAGGTATTGCAATAAACGTTTCTGAAGCAGTTTGTATGTCAAAAGGATCTACCGTGGTAAATGAAGGTGTATCTACAACAAGAGCTCCTCCTGCTTTCATATACGAATATGTAAAGGTAATATTGCCTTCAACAGGCTCTTGTATTCCGCCTGCAACACTTCCTGTTCCGCCTGGATCTTCTTCAGGTCCATTATCTATCAGTGTAATTCTAAAACGCAGCGTTGATGAATTGTCTTCTCTTGCTTCTATAGTCCAAAAACTATTGCTGTAATCACCTGAATTAGCATCTTTTCTAAATATTGTTTGATAAGATGTTGTTAAATCATAATTTCCTAACACACCATCCGGAAAAGAAGTGCCTGCAGCGCCGCCAGTATCAACTGTACTATTATGATCAAATCTGACAGTTCCTACATTTTCTAGCATGTCTTTCCAATTATTGTCTCTTTGTAGACTTAAATTGGTTGAGGTTGTTAGATCTAAAGAAGCATCAAAACGTATTTCTCCGCCTGCGTTAAAAAAATATCTTCTTCGATTAAAGTCTGCGAAAGAAACAGTAAATTCTGTAAAGATCTGATCGTTCCAATCTCGCTGTCTAGTGTCTGATAAAACCGTATCAATCTGCTGTTGGTTTGCGGCTATATTAAACCTATTTGTTTCTAAGGCATCAATTTCAGCATAAAAATCATTTATACCTTTAGTATTATCTTGACTTAATATTGTAACATTGCCGCTAGAATCATAAGTAATATCTGTACCAGACACGTCTGCGCCTATTATATCACCGGTAGAATAATTGTTTATTCCAATTCCTTCTCCGTTTTGGTGCGTATAAACAGCATCAAAATCGTTTAAAAGATTTTGTATCTGGTCTCGAGTTACACTACTTCCATTAGGTATTGAAGCGTCTGTCAATGCACTTACTTGAGAACTATTAACTGCTTGTCCGTATCCTTCGTCACCAGAACCGGTTCCTAGTAATTGAGATATTCTAGATTGAAGAGTGTTGTAATCTGATGCGCTTATGGATTGGCCGGCACTTACAGTCATACTTAGAGTCCATGTTTGGAATATTTATAAAAAATTTATTACAAACTTTATTCAAATGAGTTTATAATCGAAAAGGCAGGTATTGGGGCTATTATTTCGCCGTTTGCTCTTCTGTAACTATACTCAAATTGTAAATCTGCTGTTACAGCTTCAACAACATTTTCATCAGTAAAATCATATAGCGATACTTTAAAGTCTATTTGGTTGTTGGATCTTTCTTTAGCTTCGATTTGCCAATAGTTATCAGAATAATCACCTGAACTTGCATTCTTCCTAAAAATTATTTTGTAGGTTGTAGTTAAATCATAATTCCCTATAATACCATCAGGAAATGTAACGCCTGTAGTTGTCGATCCTGGTTCCTGCAGTGTAGAATTATAAGAAAATCTTACTTCTCCTACATTTTCCAGCATATCTTGCCAGCCTAGATCTCTCTGTAAACTATCACCTTCCGACGTATTAATATCTACAGAACCTTCGAATCTGATTTCTCCGCCTGTGTTAAAAAAATAACGTCTTTCATTTTCATTATTGAAAGACACTGTAAACTCTGAAACAATCAAATTATTCCAGTTTGTATTCCTAAAATCTGTTACTGCTATATTAACTTCTTCTTGATTTGATGCTATAAGAAATCTATCTACTTCGGCAGTTGACACAAAAGAAATTAAATCATTGATACCTTTAGCGGTATCTTCATTTGTATATGAATATAAAAAATCACCAGGACTTGCAGGATTATCTGTAACCGTTACTCCGGTTGCACTTCTGTCTGCACCAATTAAATCGTCAGATGTAAACTCGCTTATAGGAAGATTTGTGCCATTTTGATGACGATAGATTTTTTCTAGATCATTTCTTAAATTGTTAACAAATTCAACTGTAATGTTGTCCGCATCAGATTCATTAGGTTCAGAAGGTGGCTGAACTAAACTTGAACTTACAGGCTGGCCATAACCAAAATCATCAAATCCGGTTCCTAATAATTGTGCTATGCGATTTTGTAGAGTGTTAAATTGCGAGGCAAGTATAGTATTACTTCGATTTACCATATTAATCCTTTAAAAATACCTCAATTAACTTTTCTTCGATGCTATCAGAACTTTCTAGTGCAATACCAACCATTCCGCCTTTTCCTGTCTGTGATGCTACACCATTTCCGTCTAAGTAAAGAGGCTTTCCTTTATCACACTCGCCTATAACTCTAACTGGCAATCTACCTTTCAAACCTATTGCTTGGCCAGAGCTATCTTCATTCATTAGATAGGCAGGTTTTTCTGACACTACACCTATAACAATATTATCTATATCCGCTGCACAGGTTTCGTGTTCGATGTGGCTACATATTGTCATTACAGTGCCAATAGGGTATTCTTCAGCGGTTGTATATTTTTCTGCTAAGTCCGCGTACTTTGCTGTTAAGGCAGTTCCTCTTAGTAAATTAACACGAAGATCTCCTGAATTGTCTCTTAAGGCAACCGTGTTAGGTTCAGCGTTAATATTTCCAGGATAATTAGTAGAATTAAAAACAACATTAATAGATTTTTGCGATGTCCCAATGATATTATTAGCGTAAACATTATCAAAAGGTTCAGAAGAACTACCTATATCAATAGATCTAAGATTATCTGTTGAGTCTAATCCTGGTAAAACATTATCAGACTGAATTCTGAGGCATTCATCTATAAATCCGCCCTGATCTTTAGCTTTGAATTTTATAACATTACCTATGTCATTTTGTACAACGCCTTCATTTGCGTTTTCTATGAAGATTTTAAGATCGTTATCTTCACCGATTGCTAAACCCGGATCACCAAAAGAAACAAGTTGAGTAAATTCTGCATTACCGACTTGGATATATTCTGAAGCTGCTACGCCTCCTAGTTTTTCTGAGTCAGACGCAGTCCCCCAATATACAAAATTAGTTCCTATATTAGTGCGAATAGTTTGTCCACCTGTGCTCGCAGTTGTGTTAACAAGTGTTAGTCCTGGCTTTATTACATCAAAGCCTGGTATTGCATCGCTTATTGACAGAGTAAATTCTTCGTTAGAAACTGCATATACTACTTCTCCGTCTATTAAAGAAACAATTATAGAATGAGAGTTTCCTTGAGCATCTCTAACCGTGCGACTCTGCATTTGAGTAATATTTTCACCCGCATCTTGTGGTCCTATTAGTACAAAATTTGATCCGTTGTATGCAAATAATTGTTCGTTATCTGTGTCCCACCAAAAATCGCCTTCGGTCAATCCTGCCGGTTCTGTGCCTGTGGTTTCTGCGCCGCCAGTAGTTCTCCATTTTGTTCCGTCATAGAATTTTAATTTTCTTGCCGCAGAATCAAACCATACTTGGCCACTTATTGCCCTAGGGGGAGGATTTGAACCAGCAAAATTTTCAAGGAGAAAAAGGAAATTTTCATTGTGTATTTCGCCATAACCAGCAAAATTTCTACCAACAAACCTTATATCGGTAGTATTGTCAATTGTTCCATCTTCAACTATAGTTAAAGGTGTCTGATTATAGCGATCTATCTGGTAAGCCATTTTAAAAATTTCCTCTTTAGCATATTTATTCGAATATTGTAATCATTACATCACCGCCAGTGGTGCTAGGATGATTGTTTCCAGAAGCATTATCTACTGTGTAAATTTCTACATACGAAATATTTGATCTCCTAAACGACACAAAATGATCGACATCTGATGCTATTCCGTGAACTATATAATTATCATTGTCAAAATCTTCTTGAAAATTAATTCTGTATAATCCGTTTCCTAACCTATTAACGCTTTGTACATTAAAACTATTACGAATTACGTGACTATTACCGTCAAATCTAACGTATGCTTTTACCTTGCCGAAATCATCTAACTTTTGATCTAATAAATTCTGAACATAATCTTCTACATACCGTTTTGTAGCAGCATGTAAATCATTTACCGGATCATCGTGAAGGGTGATATAATCTGTAACTTCGCCGCCTGTTTTCCTAAAAAATACTGATTGGTTAAAACCTCCAACAGTGTCAGAGTTATCTGCTTGAATTGCTCTATCTGCTAAAGGTGTCCTGTCTGCTCGCTCTGCATCTACTGCTTTTCCGTCGATAGGTAAAAAACCAGTGGCTTCGATTCCGTCAAGCGTGTCTGCATCTAATCCTGATAAAGGTCCTTGGTTACCTTCATGCCAGACTTTGTTAGATCTAAAAGTAAGGCCGTTTGTTTGATCTTCAGGATCTAATTTCATAATTTCTACACTGCTAGTGTAGGTTGAATTTACAGTTGCCCAAGAAAAGTATTCAGAATTATCGTCTGTAATTTGAAACTCTAAACGCGAATTAGGATTTGTATTATCGTAAAATCTTACAGCAGCAGAATTGAATGCAGAGTTGTCCCATTGAAACGCAAGATCGGAACCTACTAATGTAAGACTACCGCTTACTTCGTCTCCGTTGCTTCTAACAAAGTCTGTGCTATCTAAACCGTCTAATTTATCTGAATCTACTGCTTGTGAAGCGGCAGGTAAGAAATAACTAGAATCAAAACCGTCAAGTGTGTCTGCATCAAGACCCGATCCTGAACCGTCGTTATTACTATGCCAAATCGTGCTGTTCCTAAATGACAAACCGTTAACACCATCTGCAGTATCAATTTTTAACAATTCATTAACGGAGCCATTATCGTTATTATAAAATAAAAAATTGCCTGTACTATCAACCTCGAACTGTAGCGAATTGTCTACATTTTTAATAGATAGTTTCGAATTGTTCCAGGTAATTCCTGTTTGATTTTCTGTAAAAGAGAGTGTTCCTGTTAGCGCAGTATTTTCATCGCTTCTTAAAAATTGATTGCTGTTTAAACCATCTACTAAGTTTGCATTAGATGCTGTGCCCCAAAACCAATAATCTGCAGGATCTGTAACTCCGTTTTCGCTTTGTGAATTTTTTAACGTAATTCCTTTTTTAATAGTTTCGAAACCGTCAATAGGAGTAGTATTACTAAGAGTAAATTCTTGATTAGAAATTATTTGGACGGTTTCTCCGTTAACGTATCCTCTTATAACTGCTCTATCAGTGAAGGCATCGTCTTTAACTATTTCGCTTTGATATCTTGTTGTCAATGAGCCTGCTTTTTGAGGCCCGACAAGTTCGAAATCTGATCCTGTATGTGTATAAAGCTGACCTGTTGAAGTGTTCCACCAAAGATCACCTTCTCTTAGATTGTCTGGTTGGTCATCTTGTGATTCGATTACGCCCAGAGTGCTATATTTTTCTCCATCATTATATCTTAATCTATTATCAGAAGTGCTTTTCCAAAGACTGCCTTCTGTTTGATCGGGCATTTGATCTGTTACAGCAATAACAGAGAGTGCTTCCCAGTCTTCGCCGTTATAAACTTTGATTCTGTTTTCTCTAGTATCGTGCCATAACTGTCCACTTAAAGGTCTAGGCGGCTCGTTGAGGCCAGAAAAATTCTCTAAGAGAAAAAGAAAGTTTTCGTTTTGAACCTCACCGTAACTAACATAATTTTTACCCACTAACTTCAGATCAGTAGTTCTATCGATCGTGCCATCAATAACTGTAGTTAATATCGATCTGTTATATCTGTTAATTGTGTATGGCATTTTGTATTCCTAAAATTATTACTAGCTTGTAGATATCCATGACCAAGCTCCGCTTACTACTTGGAAAATCATAGTTTGCCTGTTCGGAGTAAGATTTACATCGCCAGACGCTGGGTCGAAATCAATATCTTCTACAACAGATACAGCACTACTGTCGTCACTTATTACGCTAATTCTTGAAATATCTGCTGCTGCTTTGACGTTTACATCAGAGACAGTTGCACTATTGTAATTTAAACAATGAATTCTAGCAAAGACTCCATTTTCTTTTTCGACTGCCGGAGAAATAGTTTCTAGAATATCTTTTACATCGTCATACGGATTAGACACACTTGGTGCAGATAAAGCAGTAGTGTCCAAAGAAAGAGACACTGCTGTAGATGCTACTGTTTCGTCTACGTATTTTTTAGTTGCGGCGTCTTGAGAATCTGTAGGATCGATGAGATGTGTAATTTTAGTATTACTTACAGACACATTGTCGAAAGAATCTAATATTAATGCAGAAGATTGAGTACTGATTGTGTTTCCGTCTATTTTAACGTTGTCTACGTCTAGATAATCTAGCTGGCCAATTTCGGTTAGTCCTGGAGCCGTTGTTACTCCTGCTCCGAGCTGTGTCTTAGATAATACAATAGAGTCGTCAATTTTGTAATTTTTGTTTATATCTAAATTAAAATCTAAATTAGACGTCCAGGCTTTTATAGAATCATTGTACGTAATATTTTTATTGCCTTCTGACGATCCTACAATAATACCTGCGCCGTCTACGTTAGAATCGTTTCCTACAGTACCATCACCTAATAAACCTAATTCTATATTTTTATCTTCTACCCTTAATGTGTTTACATTGATATAAGTTGTGTTACCGTTTACAGTTAAATTGCCATCTACCGTTAGGTTTTGTGATACAGCAAGATCTCCTTCTACATCTAATTCTGTTTGAGGATTTTCTTTGTATATACCTACACGGCCATTTTGGCCGTCGATGTATACCGCATTTCTATAACTGCTTCCTACAATAGTTTGCAGAGCGATGTCGCTATTTTGCTGAACCGTTCTTAAAACTGTTGTATTAGTATTATCCAGTCTTAATTGAGAATATATTGTCGAACCGTTTCCTAACAGAAGACCAAAAGAATTTTGCAAAGTAAGGCTGCCGTCTATTTGTGCATTTCCAGAAGACGCAACAAAGTCACTAGCAGATCTATTGTTACCTTGATCGTCAGTTAAAGTTAAAGCACTGCGAGCTACACCTCCGAATCCAATAGAAGAATCAACAAGATTAAATCCCTTTTCAAAAAGTTGACGTCTTGGAAAAATTGTATCGTTAGGATCGTCGGGATATCCTGCGATTTTTTGTCCAGCAGCTAATCTAAAAGTAGCGTCTGTAAAAGCAGCAAATAATCTTCCTCCTATATATAACAATAGAATTGTTTGGCTACGTTCTGTTGTATCGATAACAGAAACTGTTTCCCAACCAGATTTTCCTTGAAATCTAGTATATAAAGGTCCTACTAACGTGTATTCGCCTTCTACGTTACCATCATAGAAATAAAGTTGTCTATTTTCGTTATCTATCCATAAATTACCAATTGTTAGTTCAGGGCGATTAGCCGAAACTACCGGAGCTCCGGCTGGCACAAATATTTTTCCGTTATAGATTTTCAATCTTTCTTCATTAGTATCATACCATAACTGACCTGCAATAGGATTGTTTGGCTCAAGACTGTTAGCAAAATTTTCTACTAAACGTATAAAATTTTCATTAAAAACTTCACCATAGCCTTTGTAATTACGACCAACAAGAGTAACGTCAGAACTTGTAGTATCTATAACTCCGTCGGCAAGTTCTACTAATAAATCACCATTTGTCTTGTTTAGTCTATATGCCATTTAGTTTCTTCCGGTGTATATAATATATGTTACTGTAAGTGTAGGATTCATTACATCCAATGGTTGTCCTAAATCGTCGTTAGTCAAAACACCGCCAGTTTGTGGAAATGCTTGACCTTGGCCATCGCCATATGGTAATGGAAAGTCCTCGACGTTAGGATCAGGTGTTAAATCTTCAATTTCTCTTACAGCATAAAACGTTTTACCTTCGCTATCGCGCAGATCGTGTTCGTGTTCAGGCAAATTATCAACAGATATATTTTTGAATTCTGAACCGCCTTTCTGTCCAACAGCCTCTGCATTTTGTGCAGTTACAACATCAGCATCTACGCCTCCCATATTGTCTGCACCTAGCGGTAGTCTTCCTCTAAAGTCTGGAACTTTAAACAAACCAGCTTGTGCAAGACTTCTTCCTTGCGGATCTGTTTCTGATGTAAGATTTCTAGATCCAAAACTATAACCGATAATGTTAAATAATTCCGCATATTCAGATTGGCTATATTCAGACCCGTCACATAGTAACCATCCAGCAGGAGCAGTAATACCGGCATAAGGCATAACTACACCCGGAGGATTGACAGGAATTCTTTCAAATAGGTTACTTACAGAAATCTTAAATAGTCCTGTATCCCCTGAGGTTCGATTTATAATAACTTCGTCGTCAGACAGACCAACTTGTGTTCTTTCTTTAGAAGAAATAAAATCAGTGTTAATTGTAGTGTTAAACACCTTATTAGATCCGCCTGTCTGTCCATCAAATACAACATTTTCAGAAGCAACGTCACCGGCTAGAGAAAATGTAGTTCCTGAAGTTAGCCTGTCTGCTGCTTCGGCATTGCCAATTACTGTTCCTGTTACATTACCAACTAACCTTCCTACAAATTGAGTAGCGTAAACATTCTGCCATTTTGAACTTGCTGACCCCAAATTACGAGTATTATTACCGTCTGGAATGACATTGGCAAATGTTGCTAAATCTGAAAAGGTAGATTCTCCGCCTACATTAAGATTTTTAGCAATTCCTGCGCCGCCTTTTGTTACAATTGATCCGCTGTTTATGTTTACGCTTTGGTCTACTCCGTCTACTAATAGAGCAGAATCTGTTTTTATATTTCCTAATACATCTAACGACTCGTCTGGAGATTCATTGTTTATACCTACATTTCTACTTGCATCAACCCGAATAACCGTTCTAGACGAACCTCCTGCTCTTACCCTGAGGTCAATATTTGACCCTTCGATTCTATTTTGTATTATACTTGCTTGTCCTTCGACAGATAAACCGAAGTTAGCATCTGTTCCTATCAACATACCTCCGTCATTTTGCACATTAATAGGAAAAGAAGTATTTGAAGTAGTATCGCCTCTTAAAAAGTTAGATCCATCTACAGGAACATTGTCGACAATCAGTGACTCTGCTTTTTCGGAAACTCCGTAAATTTTATTTGTGCCGTCACCGGTAATGTTTAGGTCTGCTAGATTAAATCCCGGACGTATAATATCAAATCCTGGAATGTTGGGATTAGGATTGATTTCAAAATCTGAGTATACAGCAACTATTCTTGCTCTAATTTCAACTACTACTACGGTGTATTCTACATTATCAGAGCCTGTTATAGTTCTTGGTGATACTCCTGTTGATAAACCATCAGCAAAACTAGGACCTACTAGAACCCAGCCAGAACCTGAATTTAGGTATAATTGCTGATTGTCAACATCTGCCCATAAGTCGCCCGGTTGTGCTCTAGTAACGTCAGGAGCATTGTTTGCTTTGTTAAGTCCTCCGGCAGGTACCCAACCTGTTCCGTCATAGACTTTGAGTTGTTCGCTTCCTGGAGAAGTATCGTACCATAATTGTCCTTCTATTGCTCGAGGCGGTTCGAGTGGTCCTGAGAAATTTTCAAGTAGATGTAAAAAGTTTTCCGCAATAACGCCGCCGTAGCCAGTATAATTCCTGCCGGGCAGTTTTAGAGTTGTTTCTGTGTTAAGAGTGCCATCTACAACAACTATACTTCCGTTTGTTGGTTCATCTGTGTATGGTATTGTATAAGCCATTCATTAAACCTCATTAAATCCTGATAGACTCTGCACTCTTACGGTATAATCTATCTGTATTAATCTATTCAAACTTTTCTGAACAGGATGAAATATTACATGTGTCAACAAACGCCCTTCGCCTGACGGTGTATATGCTCTTAGACCTAATTCGTCAAAGATAAAATCATCTTCTGTGCTAGAAGCAGTATCGAATGCAGATTGTCCTGCAGGCTCACCGTAATCTAACAAACAGGTTACTAGTATATCTGTGTAGTTTGTTCCTGATACGTGTCTTGTTTCTATTCGATTTCTAACAGGGTCAAGATTATTGACGGATCTGTCGTCTACTATCTTGGAAAATGTTTCGTTATACAAACCGGCGTTTGTTCCTGTAGAATTAGGTGTTAGATAGGTTATAATACCAGTTTCGTTTACATTTGTTCCGCCGTTACCAAATGCCATATCCTGTATCCAACCTGTGCCTTGGTTGGCAAGACTTTCTGCTAAAGATATTGATATATTTTCATAATGTATGGCATTTCTTTTATCTACGTAAACTTCTTCATTTTCAGGGTCATATATTTTTATATGGCCTTGAAGTAAAACGCCGTTGTAATCACTAAGTTCTGTCATAATTCGTTCCTATAGTGTATTTATCGAGGCAATTCAGTTGTCTGTGATAGCAAAAATTCTGCTACGTCACTATTGCTTTGTGCTAGCGGTGTTCCTATGTCGCTCCATAGAGAGCCTGTTTTCCTTACGATGCTTATTTTGATTCCCGGAGGCGGTGTTTCTGTAAGCCTTACATATTGTCCGATATTTTTGTTTACAGCAAATTCTGCTTCACGGATTATGTCCCCTTCAGGAGAATCAAGTTCTTCATAGTTATAAACTCTGTAAGGAGTTTTTCGCAGTCTCTTTCCGCCTACAAAAACTTCTATATCTTGTGCTTCCCAGTACTCATATGGAATACTTGTATAGTTAATTACTCTTCCTGTACCGCTACCCACTCCGGTTGCGATAAATTCTGTGCCAGGAGAATTGTTTGCTGCTCCTATTGCGACAAAGTCTGTATCGCCCGACTCTTGAATAACATAACCTCTGCCTGGTGTAATATCAGCTACAGATATTACTTCTGTCTCCTTATACCAATTGGTTTCTGACGCAGGATTAGGCTGTGGAGCATAAGGTAGTAGTATCTGTAGATATTCAACAAGCGCCGGTGCTACTGCGCTTGTTTGAGCAATGTTAAGCGGTGTTGTTGTAGCAGGATTTAATACAATCAAATCATATGCTCCTACAGGCAGTTCTGGTGTTACAAATTGAAGAGTTTCTGAGTTGATATATGTAGTTTCGCATTCAGTTTCACCTACATGAACTACAACATTTTCTCTAAATCCTGTGCCTGTAACTGTTGCTGTCTGTCCTCCTAAAGGGAAAGCAGAATTATTGTTAAAGTCATATGTTATGCCTGTTATAGACACACCAGGCGAATTTTCAAATTCTACGAGACCTCTGCTATATCCGCTTGACTCTACAATAATAGTTTGTGTTTCGTCTTGATAAGGTAAATTGTTGGCGCTTCCTTGTTCAACAATTACGGTGCCTGCTTCATATCTATCTTTCACGCCTGTTCCCAGTGTGCCTCTACGTAATTGAGTAAGTGTATTGCCTTGTTTAACAAAATATTCTATTCTTTCACCTTCAATGAATACAATACCCGGCATTCTTGAATTGTAATTTGGGTCTGGCAATTCTGAAGCATCTATAACTTCAATGCGCTTATCGAACCAGTTTAGATCCTCCGCAAGTTGCTGTTTCTTACCAATACGCTTATAGTGTGTTCTGTTAAGAATATCTTTGAACTGCCTCCAAGCAAATATAGGTTTGACATCATTTGCTGCGAAGTGTATTATTTCTAGTTCGTCGCCGTCTTGAGGTATTTCAGCAAGTTTAACGGTTTCTCCGCCATTTTGAACAGAATAATCTACATTGTGATTAAGCAGATTGCCGTTTTTGACTACCCATACAGAATTTTTTTTCTGAGCGGGTTTAGTAAGGTTTATCACACCTTTTGACAATTGTTGATTTTCAAACCATTGAGGTGTGCCTTCTGCGATATTAGGATTAAGATTTACCGTTAAAACCTGTCTTTCTATGTTTTGAATGTCGTGATTAGAGAAGGAATAAACCTTGATTGAATCACCTTCGCTGTATGGGGAATCTATATTAAGAGTTGGTTTGGTGCTGTCTTCACCTCTCTGTGGTATAAATTCGCCCGATTCGTCTATAAATCCGAAACGATATTCGCCTGTATTCATTACAAACACTTCAAGAATATCGCCAGGCTGAGCTGTTCCTGTTACAAGGTTTATTACATTACCATTGACTACACCCGGTATATCAGTAGGATCGAACGTAAAGTCTCCTGGATAGTTTAGAAGATTACCGTTTAGATAGACTTCTAGATATCTAGGATCTGTTGTGTCTGACGGAATTTGAGCTACGTCTAGCTGATATGATAATACGCCTTCTTGTATTTCAAATTGTTTGTTATAAACAGAACGTAATAGTTTGTCATTAATAAACACAAGAACATTATTAACAGCAGGTTGTTGCGCAAATATATCATTTTCTAGCGTAAATTGCGTGGTAGAACCGTCTGCTACAAATTCATCTAATCTTACAATGCTGAGATTTGAATTTTCTATTCCACTTTCTGCTACCATTATATTAACAAAACTGTTCGCAGCAGGAGGAGAAGCAAATTTTACTATGGTATCTCCTGGACGATCGTAAGTTTCGTCTGCTTCTTGTAATTCAAAGGCTTTATCTACACCGTTTACGGTCACATATGCTTCCAAATCTTCGGAATACGCTGCTGGAATTAAGAATTCGCCAGTTTCTCCGTCGCCCTGGAACTGCTGAATATCAAATATTCTAGAACCGCTGTTTCCAAGATTAACAATGCTAACAACAGCGTTCGCAGCAGGAGCTGAATTGAAAATCACTGCGCCGTTTTGATAATCAACCACATAGTCTTGGCTGTCTTTGAGATCATGATCAACTTTTACAAACAGCGCGTCTCTATTTACAGGCGTTTCTCCTATGGAAAACTCTGTTCTCGCACCGTCGGCTACAAAGTTTCTTACTTCAATGGAACTGCCGCCTGCGGCTGGTGATTCATATACCTGTATATCTAATGTATCCTGTAGCTGTCCAGGAACAATTTCTTCCGGTCCTCGAGATGTTGTTTCTGTGACAAATCCGTCACCGTCTATTTCTATTTCTTCTGCTAGAACACCGCGAGCATTTGTATAGTTTAAACTACCGCCCGACAACGAAACATCATAAGAGTCTGGATCTGGTATGAACGAACCATCGCTTGTAATTTTTCTTACAATAATTGTAATAGAATCTTCTGTGCTATCTTCGGGCGTAGTTGGTATATTCAACTCATCCAACTCAATTTGGGTAGTAGAACCGTCGCCTATTAAACTGACACAAGTTGCGTTTTCGTTTGTTTGATCCGCAGTCCCAAAATTTGGATCGTCCATCCTTTCGTTGCTTACGATGTTTCCGTTTGAGTCTCTCGCAACTCTATAGATGTTATAAACTACATTTGCTTCTAGAGGTTGTGAAAGCTCAACGGTAATTGTGCTTCCGTCTAGGTTGATAATTTCATCTTCAAAGTCTGTGTCAAACACATCCCACGGTTGAGCAAACCAACCCTGACTATCCCAACCAGTCTGTCCTGAAAAATCAAAACCAGTGATTTCTACACCACCGTAATCCACACCGTACATTAATTGGCCGAGATATTTTCCTAGATCGCCTTCCTTGGGATCGTATTCAAAGTTTATTCTGTCTGCGGCTTTGAGAATATCCAGTGCCTTTCTGTATTCTATGCGAATTTCTGTGCCCGCAGCAGGGGCAGGATCTATAACAACTCTGCCCAATGATCTTTCATAGGTTTTAGAATTATCTACGACATTTTCGTATGAATATGTGCCTCTTGGAACTGGAGCATTGTCAATGAACACAGATACTCTGTCGCTTCTTAAATCCATTGGCCACTTGAGATCGAACTCCTGTCTAAATCCACTACCTGTAAATGTTTCTGTGGTGTCTAGTGACACAAATTCGAAGTTGCCGCTTGTTCTGTCGAACTTGATTTTCACAGAAGCAGTTCTTACAGGATTATCGCCTATTCTAGCAACTGCTCTTGCTGGTGTTCCGCCTTCTTCTATTGATCCTATAATATTGACCTGAGGACTTGACAGATAGCCTGATCCCTGTGTTACAATAGAAATTTGACTTACGGTGCCGCCTGCGCCGAGAGACGCTTGAGCCGTTGCTCCTGTGCCCCCGCCGCCGGTGATTTCTACGACTGGTCTATTCGTGTATCCCTGTCCAGAATCTACTACGTCTATTTCTATAACACGATGTGTGAAATTTTCGATCCAGTTAGAATAAGGATCCTGGACAATATCACCGTCGCTTGTTACAACTTCGTTGTTTCTAACAACGGTTTTGAATGGAAGAATTTTCTGTTCGCTTTCTACGAAACGCGGAGGTAAATCAAAGTCTGTGACAACGGTTTCCGTGTTATCTCTGTTGTCATAAGTAGAAAGATACTCTCTTACCTTTGTCTTATAAGGTTTTACTTCTTTCACATACTCTTCATATGACGCTAGATTATCATTGGAGAATGTAAGTTTCTGTTCTAGTTCTCCTACATTGTGCTGTGCTTTTACAAAACTGGTCTTGAACGCCCAATCTACAAAATTCTGTTCCGCAAACACATATCTAAGGCTAGCAAAGAATAAGCCATTGTATTCACCTGCTAGGTCATCTACCAAAATGTCGTCTCTAACTGTTTCGAGAATTTTTCTAGTTTCTGTTGTAGGTAGAGCATCAAAATTAACACCGTCAAACGCAGTAACGTCATAGCCTGTTAGGTTTCTCGCTGTGTCATATAGCCTTGGCAGAATTTGTATGGTTCCATTTTCTCTACCAATAGTCTTATAATTTTGAGTATAGTCTATAAAGTCATTGTCTGCGATTTTTTCTAACAGCAACCAGCCGCCGCTGTTAATATTCTTGATTTTTACAATGTCGCCAATTACATCATTTAGACCAAACAGCTCGTAGGAAGAATCTATAAGGAAGCTAATGCCTGTGTTAGCATTATATCCTGCAGCATACCAATCTTGATATTCCCAATACTTTGTTACGTCATAGGCTTGGCTTGATATACGTATCCAGTCAGTGTTATCTCGATTTCTCTGATAGATTGCCCATTTTCCGTCAATCGTAGAATCGTTTTCTACCAGCACAGCAAAAGGTCTCACAAGAATTGTAGTAGCATCATTGTAGTATTCGCCTTCTGATACAATTTCTACAGATACTATTCTACCTTGTGTGTCTATTTCTAATTCTAATTCTGCGCCAGTGCCTGTGCCTATGATTTCGATTGTAGGAGGTCTCTGATAGGATCTGCCAGCATCAACTATATCTACATCTACGATTCTGCCGTTATCGATTACAGGTTTAAGAACGGCAGGTCTTGCTCTTGTAATGCCAATAAATTCTAGATCTATTTCAGTTTCTACTGTTCTGTCGTATCTGTTTGACACAATTGACGGTTTAGGATCCGTATCTAATAAACCAGAAATGTCCTTTTCGTCTATTATGAGATTGTCAATTAGCACTCTGTTGAGTCTTTCGACAAATTGTTTTAGTGCTTCTATTCTATTCACAAACCAACTCTGTCTTGGTCTGTTTAGAATACCGTATTTCTGTTTTGGATTTAGAGCAGGGTCAGGAACAGGGCGTCTTGCTTGATCAAATCCTACCAAACTATCGAACCACTTTGCTTCTACGTCTTGGTTTGGCCTGCTGGATTCAAGATTTTCTGTTAGTATCTGATATTGATTATGAACATTAGCATCTTGATTTTCAATAGTGTAGTATTGAACGCCAAGAGCAACATCTTGATTTTTGAATAGAGAATTGCTGTTATAGATTGCGAATTCATCCTTGCTTATAAACGCAGCAAATCTGTAGCCTTGACCTGCTGGATCTGAAATTAATTGAGCAATATCTCTTGCGGAGAGGTTGCGATTTTCTACGACAGGAACCGTGCTCTTGTTTCTTACCCAATAGTAGTATCTGTTACTGAAAGTGTTTGTAACTTCGTTATACACTCTCTTTGTGACATATCCGTTATCACCATATCGTGTGGTGCCTGTGATCCCTTGTGTGAATCCCTGTTCTGTTCCTGATCTTGAATCCCATTCTGACGGAAGCAGTGCGGATTCTACCCATTCATAGACATCAATGGAGTTAGAATCGGAGAATAACGTGTTCCAATTATTTGCAGAGTAAGTTACGGTTCCTTGATATGGATTTAGGAATCTCGCATTGGAGAGATCCCACCATACTTTTCCTACCTGTCTTGCTCCCCAGCTATTTGTTTTATTAATGTTGCCTTGAGTGCCGTCTGTGTAAGTAGCAGGATCTTGATACATTTTGAAATCTATTTCTTGATCTGCTACTCCGGCAACTTTTCCTTGTAGAGGATCAATGTAATCAAGGTATTCTATTAGTTGATTGGTTTTTGTATTGTAAAGAATTACCTGTTTGATTTTATCGACATCTATCGTAGGTTTAATCTGTTTCTTAATGCTCCAGAAATTGTCTTCGCTGTCTTTTTTATATTCAATCAAAACGCCTTCTGCGCGATCTGTTGATAGTTTTGGCAGAGACGCATATAAAACTTCATTGGCAAGTAAAATATTTTCACCGAAGAATCTTACGCCTCTGTCGTAATCAACGGTTTGGAAATATAGCGCAGTGTTATCCTCAATCTGATAAAGTCTTACGGTTCCTGTGTTTTCGGTTTGATCCACAAACATTGTAAATTGCTTATCGAAAGTAGTAGTTTGATTGTCAAAGGTAGTAACAGCAGAAGCATTTGAATTTTTAGAAGTTATTGCGAGAATTGTGTCTGAAAATTCTACACGTGTTCCAAACTGCTCTCCGATCGCCTCTGTAGGTCCTACAAGTGTTTGAATAAGTTCGAAAACGCCGGATATCTGTTGATACACATACACCTTGCCTTGATCGATATTGCCTTCACTATTCCTTGGAGCACCAACAGCAATAAATCTGCCGTCTGGCGTTATCGAAACTGAAATTCCATAGTCTTGATCTGCTAGGTCAGGCTGAATTGTTTGATCGAGAATGTAGAATTCGTTTAGATTTCTATAAACTAGAACGGTGTCTTTGTCGTCGTATCTTGCGGACAACGCAATAATTTCTCCATTACGAGATACAGCATAATCTCTCGCAAATTCTACAAGGCCGGCGGCATCAAGAACGGAGATATCTGCGTTGTCTAACACCAATCCCGAATCATTTGGTATGTAGCCTAGATAGTCTACGGGCGTTGTAATTAATTCCCATTCTGTTTCGTCAAATGGTTTAGGAATCACATTGGTGACTGCTCGATAGAGTTTGTCATTGCGAAATACAACATCGCCTTCTGAATAAATTATATCGTCAGTTGCGGCAGTTTCTACATATTCTCCTGCGTAGTTTTTATCTATACAGAGTTCCCAATCATAGAAGAATCCATTAGAATCGCCTCGTTTAAAGGAGTAAATTTTTCCGTATTCTTGGTTTTGTGACGCTACGGATTCGTCTGCTTTTACAAATATTTTTTCTAAACCGTTTATTGTGGCAGATTCTATTTGACTACCTAGCTGGTTGTCGGTCTTTCTATCTGGTACGATTAGGTTTTTGTAGTTTGTCCATTCTACCTTGCCCGTTCTTTCAAACACAGACACAACGCCTTCGTTTGATAAACCACTTGGATCACCGCCCGCACTGGCTTCTACTGAAAATACCTTGTCCCAGTCCGCATTTATAACACTGGGAACATTCGCAGGACGAGTAGATCCTAGTACGGTTTCTTCTCTATAAAACCAATATTCTGCTTCTAGCAGTCTTGGGTTTTGAATGTCTTCTAGTAGAACAGGTGTTTGTTTTTTAAACACTAGCATCTTGCCTATTCCGAAATCGTCGTTAGGGAATGATCTTCTGTCTAGCTGGCCTATTGTTCTAAAGCCAGAGTCGGGATCATAGAAATCGTCACCTGATCCGTCTGCGAGGAAGTTTATTGTTCTATTTTCACCGAAATCTCTGCCAAGACCCCAGTCGCCTTGTATGTTTCGAATGTATATTCTAGCATCGTCGTTGTTGAATTTCTGATAGAATAGAACTTCTGCTGTTCCTAGTCCTTCCGCATCTTGAATTATTTGCGGGATTGGCTGTTCTGTGACCGGGTCTAACTGAACAAATTCGGAAAAGATGTCATAGGGCTCTACTACTCTGCCGGATTCAAAGCCGAGAATTGTAATGTCAATGTAGCCATCCCATACATATTCTATTGTGTGTCTCTTATTGACATCGGCAACTGAAAGACCTGTGTCTGTGATATCTTTGATTACACCATTTTCGTAGCTGGGAACAGGATTGTAAAATAGATCAATTTCGTCACCTGGGGCAACACGATCTGATATAGATTTCGGTGCCCTAACTACAAATAAGTCACTTTCCAGTTGAAAGTTTGCCTGATCGTATGGTCCAGGAAGGCCTTCATAACTTAATGTCGTAATTTCGCTGTATCTATCATCGGGCCCTGAATTCGCAGGCGGTTCAAAATTTAATACGTTTTCGTAGAATCTGTTTTGATTGGTTTCTCCTTGAGGGACAAAATCATAGATTACTAATCCTCTGCCTGTGTCGCTGTTTTTTCCATTTACTTCGTAGTTTTGCGCAACATCTATCTTCCAAAAGCCACCAAAGGCATCTGAAAAATCTGCGGTGTTTTCTACAGGCTCTACTTTTTCGTATTGACCAATAAATTCACCAATGCCTGTAATAGCAGTGCCTTCTATGTCAAAGTCACCGTTTTGATCTTTGATATAGATACTCAAGGCAGAACCAATATTATAAACATAGGCAATTGTTCCTACTGCGTTTGCTGTTTCAATTGTCTGTCCTGCTTCCGGAATTGCTGTGGCATTAGGAATAGAAAGAACGGTTTCTATCTTATCGGAGATTGTAAGTAATCCTGTAAGATTAGAGTCATCGAAATTTGCTAAATCGCCGTTGAAAGGCTGACGTTCTGTTAATAGTGTTTGATCTTGATAGGCATATGATAGTGTGTTCCATTCTGCCTTTATTTGATCTCCCACAGAAGAGCCCTGATACTGGTCCAAAGGTGCTCTTATAAGGAAATGGTCTGCTATGTTTTGTTCGTCTGGGTCGGCGCCAACTGAAACAAGCGGATAATTACCAGCTAGAACGACTTCTACTTGCTCGTCGTTTTCACCTGTTAATCCTTTTTCAATGAGATTTTGTAGATAGGAATTCCATGATCCTAGAGGCACACTTTCCAAAAATCTCTGAATAGGTGCGGTAGCACGCCATAGGTTGTCTCGCAGCCTTACAACATCGCCTATAGCATAGTCTCTGTTTTCGTCGAAGTCTCCTTGATATAGACTGGCAACGTTAGAGGCACCCGGAGCACCCACAACGATCCATCTACCGTCTTGCGATACTGCTACAGAAGATCCGAAACGAGATCCCGAGTCCGCTATACCTGTTTGAAGAACAAGTGTTTGTGCCAGTTTGTAATTGCCTGAAGCACTTGCTCTTACATATACAAAAACCTTGCCATCTTCGTCGTTGGGGCTGCCTACAACAAGAACGGTGTTTCTAGAATCTACAGCAAACGATGTGCCAAAAGACTCCGGAACAGAATTCGGGTTGTTTATTTCTTCTGATTCTACGAGAGAACTTGACCTTTCGAGAACCTTCCATCGGTTGTTCAAGTCTTTATCTAGGTAGAGTTCGGAAAGACCGTTTTCTATTTCGTTGATAGCACGATTAACGTCTCTTGCGGATTCAAACCTAGAAGAAATCAATTTGTTAATAGCAGCATAATTTTCTTGAATTTCAAGATTGTTTGGTCCAGAAACGTAAACTTCGTTGGAAACTATGTCTTCTATCTTGTAAAAACCGTCCTGTGTTGTGTAGTCTAGACTTATGATTTCACCTATTTCTAGATCAAAAATTCCTGTTGAAATTTCTAAAACAAATTGACTGCCTGATTCTATGATGGATTCAACCGTGATGTCCGAATTTAAGAGAGTGTATACATCCCAATCCTGTTCTAGGTTTCCTACCCATACGGTAGATCCTAGAGTTGCTTGATTGTAGTCAATGTCTAAAATATCATCGTATGTGTCTACTCTAAAGTCAACATCTTCTTCTGCGACATAACCGCTGTCTTGAACATAGCCTTTCGTCACAAATTTCGACACAGGAATAGAGTGTGTGTAATTTTCTGGTTTGAGATAGACTTCTCCGGGAAGCAGTTTGATTACCCTGCCTGTGTAATCTGCGTCAACTGAATCAACCAATTCAAATGTTTGAGGATCGGTAGAAACTTGAGTTTCGTCTACGACAAATTCTACTTCTTCAAAACCATCTACGGCACCATATTGGCCTACTTTGATTGCCCACTCTTCGAAAAACTCAAGGCTTTCTCGATCCTGCGAACCAAGCGGGTCAAAAAGTTTTGTTAGAGCATTACGTGTGCCTTTGTCTTGAATAAATCCTTGATAGAATTTGTATTGACTTACGTCATCGTTTATAATATTAGCAAGATAGTCTCTATTTTGATAGCCTATTAGATGCTGCGCAAATTTTTGCTGTTCCGCATCAAAATTGTCTGTATCAAGATCATAGAAATCCGCAAATTGATTTGTCTTGTAATCAAAATTTGGTAACAGTCTTGATTCTGGCCTTTCGTCCAGCAACTGCCAATCATCTGCATTAAACACTGCTGCGCCAGGAATTCTGTTTTTCGCAGCATAGAAAAATTCTTTGTATTTTACAAGGTCGCCTATCGCATAATCTCTCCAAGGCTGCCATTCTGTGACTCTCGCATCATCAAACACAAATCCAGGTATGTTGAGAGAGCCGTTCCACTCTGTAGTTCTATAACCCAGAGCCTTGATTCTTTCTTGCCTAAAGCCCGGTCCTTGGTCGTATATTATATCGCCGAAGTCGGTTCTGTTGTCTATAATAACAGCGTGTTCTTTCTGTATAAGGCTGATTCTTACACCAAAAATACCATCTTCTGTTGCTCTAGTTCTTATTCTAAATTCGTTTTCGTTTTCTCGAGTAAGAGCAACGTATCGAGGCTCTAAAGGCTTACCATCTACCTTGAATAGGCTATACCCATAAAATGTATCATAGATATCACCTACCATGGCATTTTCTGGTCTAAATCTCAATTCGAAAGCGCCTGGTGATAGAGAAATTACAGAACCTTCACTCCAGTTTTGTAATGTCCAGAACGCAAATTCTTTCGCTGCTGTCTGCCAGTCTGCTACAAAACCGTTTTCTGCTTCATAGTAATCAAACACAAATCCCTTTGCTTCTAGCCAATCTCCGTAGCCTAGCAGAAAGTCTACTACTTCCTGTATGTTTTCTATTACCGTGCCGTATTTGATGGTTCGTTCTTGTGATCTGTCGAACTGCGTGCGGATTACGATGTCTCTACCGCCTTCTCTAGGCACTTCTGGCAGTTGAACAAACTTGTCTGCGTCAAATTGTGTGGAAGTTGTATGTGATTCAAGTGTTCTATAGAATCTTGACTGAAATACTACAACCGCACCTTTGGAAATAAATTTTCTCTCATCCCACTCAATAGTTGCTTCGCTTACACCGCCTACATTTATCGTAGAGTCTGATTGTTTTTCTATGTAGCTGTAGTAAGTGAATACAGGATTGTATTCATCGTAGCCTCTTATAATAAAGCCGCTTGGTATTTTTTCTATGTAAACACCGCTATAAAAAATATTCCGTATCGGTGTGCTTGTGTTAAGAAATATCTGATAGTTTTCCTCTGGAACAAAAACATTTCCCTGATTGAGAGGAGTTCTGCTGTCAAGCAAGAGTTTTAATTTTTCTTTGTTAGAAAATCCTGCCAGTTTGAATCCCAGTTGAACTTCTAGACTTTTTAGTTCCTGTTGATATGTTTCATAGGCCTGATCTGAATCTATGTAATCTCTTATCCAATTTACCAGGCCAGAAGTTAAAACAATATCTTCGTCGGTTTGTCTATTTGGGAATTTAAGTGCGGATAGCGTCAATTGTCTATTAGCAGCTTCATAGGATAGTTCGTCTATACCTGTGCGGAACGTTCTACTTCTATCAAACGCAGTAGCAAAAACTCTGTTTGGCTGATTTTGAATTAACGCAGATATAAGAGCAAAAGGATATTCTGAACTCCTTCTCCACGCAGTTTCTACAGGAGATTCGTCGCCAAATTGAAATCTATTGTCTAGTTCATAGCTGTTGTAGGTTTTTACATAGTTGGTTTTAAGCGGCGGAAGCAGTTGTCCCGCAGCATCTACAGGAACAAAAGCAGAAAGACCCGGTCTCGCATACTTGGGGGCAAATTCTATGTTTTCGTCAGGCTTTCTAATTATACCTCGTTCCAGATCTTCCCATAATATCAAATTGTTTCTTGTGTAAGGAGCAGGTCCGTAGGTCTGTTCCCACCACTCTGGTTTTTCTGAATAGCCGAGCATTTCCCAGGGATGCGTGTGAGGTCTGTCTGTGTCGTAGAGGTTCTTGTAAATCCTTCTCCAATAGCCCCTTATAACTTCGTCTCGAATTGATCCTGTGCCTGTATAATTGTAGGTGAACGAATTAGTTCTTTCGTAGAAGTTATTTTCGGTGTAATCTGCTTCTACGAGATTTGTCCAGGAAATAAAATCTGGCAGTATAGAATCGTCTATTTGGTCTTTGGTTAGTCCAGTAGATCTAAATTCTGACGGCACATAATCGTTTATGTCAAATATATTAGGATCATAGGCGATTTTTATATTATTATAGATCCTTTTTTCTAATTCAAGTAGTAGATCGTCTCTGAAGTCGCCGTATGCTTTTGTAATACTGCCGTCGTGGCCTTGTATAACTTCTCTGGGCTCTAGATAGGTGTCATCTACAAACTTCTCTGGCTTAAACAGAGGATACAAACCCAGTTTTGTAGGCGTGGCAGGAACAAAACTGCCGTTTGTAGTTTCATATTCGTAGATCGTGATTGTGTCTCCTACTGATGGAGATTCTGTTAATTGGACAAAATTTTCCTCTGTAATTGTGTAATCATAGCCTATGAGCAGTTGTTGTTGATTTTTATAAACTAGAACGGATTTTGAACTTAGCACATTAGGATCAAACGGTTGAGACAGCGCAAAAAATACTTCGCCATCAAACGTAATTCTTGATTCGCTTATTTCGGCAGCTCCGTATGCTAACATGTCTGTTTGGAAAAACTCGCTCTGCCTTGTTTTGTTAGCAGCGTATTCACGCATTACTTGATTAAAATGCTTAGTAGTAGGCCCTTCAAAGCCCAGTCTTGTAGCAATTTCTACAAATTCTCTTTTAAACTTGCTGTATGCGTTTTTGGAATATCTAATTGCTTGGATAATGTTAGCAGGATTTCGATCCAAATGATATAACGCAAGACTCAAAGGCGCAGAGTGTTTTACTATTCTTTTGCCAAATTGAGAAACCGTGCCTTGGTCTCGTAGATTGCTTACTCCAGGAAACGCTCCTTCGAATTCGTCTATTTCGCTTACTATCGTTTGAACATGATCATTTATTTCACCAAGGGTAATAAATTCGAAATTTTCGTTTTGAGGATTTCTTTCGAGATTTGAAGGTATTTCATACAGGCCGTTTTGGTTTTTCGGCTGGCTTGATTTTGTTTTTATTAACACTACATCTTCGTTGTCCAAAGTTCTTTGAAATTGTATTTGAAGTGTGTTGTTAGAACCCGTGACAAATTCGTAATCTCTATTTTGAAATTGTAGAGCGTTATTAACAAAAACCTTTACATACAAATCGTCAATTAGCGCAGATTCGTCATAGACGTCGATAGGGAATGTGGTATTGGAATTCGCTACTACAAATTGTCTTACGACAGGCTGTGTGCTTAATTCAAAACCTTTCTTCCAACCGTTATACCATACAAAATTCGTTCTTGAAACAAACTTTTTAAGAAAACCAAGGTCTGTCTGTTCCTCTAAAACTTGTAAATTGTCTGGACAAAAAGTTATGCTGTCTTGTAAAAGATCAAACCTAAACAGAATGTCACCGATATTTCTTATATTTCTATAGTTTAGGCGAATTCCCAGTTCTGGGTCTATAGGAGAATTGCCCATGCTATAGGAAAAAATTCTAGTTCCTTGAAAGTCGCTGGAAGGATATACTTCTCGGTCAGCAAGGCTGTCTCCGTCGCAGTTGAATACGTCAAATAGAGGAGGTTGATTTACACTTTCTTTCTGCTGTGATAGACTCCATGTGTCGCCGTCATAACTTAAAATTTTACCTCTGTAGGTTCTGCCCTGTAGGCAAAGCACGGTTTGATCTATCAAAGGCTCTGCGTCTTCTGCTTCTACGAGAGCTATCTGTCTTTCACCTTTGAACGTAATAAACGAAACTTGAAAAGTTTTATTAGATACAAACGTGTCAGGATCGGCTGTGAATAACACTCTCATGCCTTCTACTAGATTTACACCATCTACAGAATAGCCGGTGCTTCCTTCTATAGTAGAAAACACGTCTTTGGTAAAATCATCTACAAGATCAACTGCCTGTTTTTTTGCTGTGCCAAAGTTAAAAAGTTTTAGACCTGCTTCAAATTCAATTATAGGTCTTGTTGCTCTTTGGTTTTGGTCTATAACCAATTCTGTGTTGTTGATTCGAGCGGCGGTTTCTATGATGTCTCTGTGAGTCCAGCGATTGTATTTGGACCAAAGGTTTCCGTCGCCGCTTGCTCTGTTAATTGTAAAGTAGTCTTTTTCTCTAGCAAAACCTATCGCTGTAGAATAGGGAGTTGTATCGTAGGCTTCTGTGTCGAATTCTATGATTTCATTCTGTAAAAAGTCTGTAGGCGTAGTCAGTTCTGCTTCGGGAACAAGAGCAATTTCTTCGCCTACACCTTCCACATAATAATAGCCTTCTTGATAGAATTCTGGCGAAGTCTTACCTTGGAAGAAGATTTTCATTCCATTTGAAAGATCAAAGTTTTGACCTGTTCTATAGGTCTTCTTTCCTATGATTTCTTTTTCTACGTCTATGAAACTTGCTTCTTCGAGATCGTATATTCTAATTAGGCCGCCAGCATTTATATCTACGTCACTTACATAGTAGATAAAATCAGGAGAATTTTCGTCCAGCGTAAATTCAACCGTGCCTTGTTCTACGCCTTGGACGGGTATTGTTCTAGAAAGATTGAGATCTTCGTTGTTATCCCATTTGTCTGCGTCTTTTTCGAATTCGTCGTCGGATCTATGATCTTGAGTAGCAATGTAGATTTTTGAATCTACAAGAACGGTTTCGCCAGTTGAGTATGATGTAAATGGCGTCCAGGCTCGAGCTGTTAAGCGCTCTGTTCTAAAGCTGATAGGAACACCAGGTGAATCTATTACAAAACGATATGCTACTCCTCTGTATAAAGTGATGTCTGGATTCTGTGTTAAACCGTCTGGTGTAAAAACAAAAGCAAAGTTATCCCCATTATCTACAGATGTAACAGAATAGGTAGTTTCAACGTCAAACGATTCGCCCGCAACAGGAATAGGATCTGGGCCATTAGGGAGCCAATAGTATTCTCTGAAATTTACAAACTTGTCCCAGTCTATGTGCGGATCCCACGCATAGTATTCCTGTCTATTAAGCAGAGAATGATCGTCTGTGTTACCTCCTATATTTGAGATTTGATTTATATAATCATTGTAATCGCGATAGAAGGTAACATTGTCTATCGAATCTTTGGCAACGACAGCAGGTTCTAGCTGATAGTCTTCTCTCTGTTTAGACACATCACCAATATAGAAATCGTCTGGTCTAAACGCAGGCGATGCTTTTCGGCCAAAATAACCGTTTATTTTTTCTACAACGCCGGGCTGCGTTAATTGATCAAACGTAGAAGAAAGAAATTTCTTGTTTGTTTCGGTCCTAAAATATCTAGGAAGGTGAAATGCGCTTTCTCTCTTGTCGTTATTACCGCCTGGCAATGGAAAATCATTTTGGTCATTAGTTGCCATTAGTGTTAAATCCTCCGATATTGGAGCTTGTTAAGCTTGAACTCTGTATGCCTGTGTTAGCCATTGAAGATTCTGTGATAATAGACGAACTTGCTCTTAATTCAGTTGCGGTTATTTCGTCTATGATTTCTATATCTGCTACCGTTGCGCCCGATATAAAAATTTCATTTGATTCAGATTTTATTTCGTATAGTGATCCAAATGATGCTGTGCCTTCTACTGGCACTATTACAAAACTTGCTAAGTCTGGAGCGTTTTCATTGATAACATATGCTGCTAATTCTGAAAAATAAAATACATCTCCAAAATCCCAATTGTCAAGAGCAAAATATCTATTGATGCTTCGTATTACTCGCGATTTTAATTCGTTGTCGTTTATTACAAGATCCGGATTCTTTACAATCTTGAAACTGGCCTGTAATTCTGGATCTGCCTTGTCTCCGAACAGAATCTTGTATTTCACAGGATGATAGATGATTTCGTCACTTATGCTTTTTATGCTGTTCAATTCTTGTCCAAAGTTAATAAACAGGCTGTCGTTGCTCGGAGGCAGAGGCTTGGTTTCTATATCTCCGCTTAACCATTGTCTAAACTCTTGATCGTAGGATCTTGTCAATAAGAATGTGTCTATAATATTAGAAGCACCTGGATCTATTCTTACGTTTTGATCAGCAGAGTGAAAATACTGAAATCTTAGTTTGTCTCTACCAACTCTTGCTCTATAATTCGAATTGAGAGAAGTGGTGTTTGTTTCTGTGTTTAGATTTTCAAATATATCTTCTTGAACATAGTAGAGCAGTTGATTGTTTTCAAATTCGCTCTTTGGAACTCTTTCGAATTCTGTTTTCTGATTGAATACTCTTATGCCAAGATCTTCTTTTGACACATATACAAAATCATTAACACCGTCGTTCGTTCTTACAGATTCAAGGAAAACCAATTTGTCTGCGGGATTTGTATTCTCCGCGACTACGTCTTCAAATGTGTCCGGAGAATCTACAACACCGTCGTTGTCAGAATCAAAGAAACTAACTTCAATTTTTTTAGAATCTACATAACCTAGTTCGTCTCTGAATTCTTTTACAATTTCCCAATCAAAATTTCTGTTGAACGGTTCTACGGAATCTGGCTGTGTGTTAATGTCAAGCACGGAAATTCTGTCTTTAATGGTTTTGCCAGTGGTAACGTCATATACCGTGTCTGAACTATCATAGTAAAATCTTACTTCTTGGTCAGACTCGAAAATATATCGTAGTGTTCTGTAGGTTACTGTATAGTTTTCACCGTTAGTTTCGAACACAATAAACCAACTTGCGTCAAGTTCGTTATCTGTCGTGTCGCCTGTTTTTCCGATAGAAAAATCAGCGTTTGTGTTAAGATTGTTTTGAGTAATAATCTGCCATTCACCTAATGTTCTGTCGTAGCGAATGCCAAACGTGTTGAATGAAAATATTTGATCTATTGCTTGATTTCTTACTTCGTCTGTTAGGCTGTTAGGCAAATCTGTTACAATTTCTGCTACTATTGCGCCTGTTGGCACAGAATCTGCGAGAACAACAGCACCAACACCTGCGTCTGAATCTTCTGTGCCGTCGCCTGTGACAGAGATTACCTTCGTCCATATCTGAGTGGATCCGCCTTGTGGGCCTGGCATGCCTTGTGCCAAGGCGCCGTTTAGAAAATATTGTCCAGCCGGTGCTTCGAATTTTACAAGTGAATTTGTTCTTATAAATCTAAGATTAGACGAAGCAAATTCTCCTACTTTTGCTCTCAATCCACCCGCATTAACAAAAGACCCAGAAGAAGAATTTGTTTGATCAAGCACTCTTTGCCAGGTATTTTCTAGGTCTCTTACTATAATTCTAGGATATTGGTCTAGATAGAAATTGTATAAATTTCTTTCTTCGAACAGCGGTTCTATTCTATTAACAATTATGCCTTCTATTTCTGTTAGACCGTTGAAATCAAATTCTATCTTTTCGTCTATGTATTCTTTGTATAGAGCTCCGTCTGACGCAAAAATGTTTGTGGCACTATATTTGCCACTGGGGTCGATTAAATCAAAATATCTAGACACGCCAGAGGATGATCTATTCACTGATTTTGTTTTGATGATTTCTTGGCTTAAGCCGAGAGGTGCTATCTGATAGTCTTCTCCTGTGATCATCCTATTTTGAGTGTAATAGGTAGAAGGAGCATTGGTCTTGATGCTTTCGTTTGTTTCTGATACACTGGCATTGTCTATTGTGTATTTTAAAGAACAGATAAGAGTAATAGTTTCCGCTCTACCCGTTTGGGAAATATAAGGAATTCTTATCGCTATATTCCTCATATCCTGCGGCTTGATTAGAATTCTAGAATTAGCACTGGTTCTATAATAAACTCTGAATCCGCCCTGCGGTAGATTGCCAAATGTGCCGTCTGCGAATATTAGAGAAATTCTGTCTTCTACTCTTGTAAGCACAGAATAAATGTTTCTTTGATCTTTTTCCAAGCTGTTGTAAATTACGTTATTTCCTTCTACAGCATCAACTCTTGTCCAAAGTTCTTGTTCTAAACCGTTTTCGTCTGTAGAATATAACCATACATCTGTTTCATTGACATTAATAGCATCAATAGCAGCAACTTGATTTGTGCTTGGATTGGTAATTGAAAAATCACCAAGGTCGAGCGAGCCCTGTCTAAAGTGACAGAAGTAACCTGTGTTTGTGCTTGCTGGTCCTTGACCGTCGTTTCTGTGTAGAAAGCCGAAGTCATTGCCAGGCAGTGGTGCTTCTTCCTGAATTCTATCCCCTGCAATGTCTGTTGAGACTAACTCGAACGTGAGAGATCTTCCATCTACTGCTTTCGTAAAACTAAAGGTAGGGACAGCGTTAGATGCTCCATTCAGTTTATATTGTTCTGTTGGAACACCATTGATGTTTGCTGATTTAGCAGGATTGCCTATTTTATTATTATTAGGAAGTGCTGCGTTTAACACTCTTTGAAACTGCTCGTTCCAGTTAGAATTAGAAGGATCATTCCATACAACGGTTTGATTCGCAAGATTAACGTTGTTGGAATCTCTTACTGCTTCTGTAGTCGATACAGAGTCTATCTTTAGTAGGCCGTTTGCTGCTTGGTTTCTTTTAGGGTTGTACGAAAGCAGTCTTGCTAATCGTAAAACACTTTCTCTTCTTTCTGCTAATTCTAGGTAGTTTTCTCTAGCATTAAGATCTATTCTAAACGCAATGTTTTGGCCTAGGAAAGCCATCATGTCTATTAGAGCAAGATATTCGGATGACTCTATGTAGTCGTTAAAATCTTCGGGATAGTTCTCTCGAAGATAATTGATCATTGTTCTGCGAATATTGTCAAAGTCGTAACTTTGGAATTCCGCATTTCTAAATGATTGATAAACTCTTTTCCAATCTTCAGATACTAATAATCTATTTTGTCTGTTAGTAATAGACATGCATGTTTCCTATTATACAAGTATTTATTTTAGACAATTATCTGGTATGTTAACTAGAGAATACCTGCGTTTTCGTCAAATTCAATACGCAGTGTCTCTGAGATATTGTAGGTTAGATAGGTAAGAGTGCATTCTACTTGAATACCATTGTCGTATTCATCTATCACGATACTATCGACAGAAACTCTAGGATCATAATTTACAATTCTTGTTACGTCGTCTGCTATAGCGTCTTTGATTGGATCAGTTAGTGGCTCGTAGATTGCGCTCCAGATAATTGTGCCAAACTCTGGGTCAGAAAGCTTTTCGCCTTTCTGGATGTTAAAATGATTGAGTAGATCCTGTTTTATAAGTGAAATGTCATATAAAACAAAATTTGTAGCATCAGGATCAACGGTAGATATACCTCTGTAAGCCCTGCTTGTAACTGGAGGCTGGGCTTTTTTGTTAGAAGGTATATTAACCTGTTTATAGATATTCTTTTCTGTTGAAGCCATAACGTATTTAACTCCTAGCTGCCTTTCCTAAAAGTATCAGCAGTAGACTTATACTCTGCTGTCTCCGGCGGATTAATAGTGATAGCACCGTCTTCTTGTTTTTTTACATCTGTTTCTGTAGGAGTGTAAAATGCTGGATTTAAATTCTCGTGATGTGGCCAAGGTTCGTGTTGAGGAACACGTCTTAATATGCTAACAATGTCTATTGTTTCTCTAGGATCTCCTGGCAATGTCCAGGTTGCAAAACCTGTTTGTATACTTGCTTCTACAGCATCTGGTCCGTTCATGTATACTTTACCGTTTGGCGTTTGTTCTGTATGGTTTCCGTTAATCGAAAGTATATCTGTGTTTTGTCCTGCTGTAATTCTATTTGACAATTCAGTGTTAATATCTAGATTACCAACAGTAGTAATCAGTCCATTGTTTTTTACAGTAATTTTTAAATCATTAGCAGTTTCTATCTGTAGATTTCTACCTGACTTAACATTAAAATCTCTTCCTGCTTCAAAATTTATATCTCTATCAGCTTTAAAATTTATATCTGCTTGAGTATGCACAGATATAGAATCTTCTGCGTAAATGTCTATTTTGCCATTTGAAGTTAGTTCAATCCAAGAAGTTCCTTGTGCATTACCAATATAAATGAGATCTTCTGCATTATGTAGAAGTATTTGATGACCTGTTCTCGTCTTAAGACGCAGCATTTCATTGTGAGGTATTGTAGGATCTCCGCCCGACTCTGGTTCGGACCTGTTTAGATCGGCATAATTAGGAGCAAAGTCTTTTGCTGCGCCTTTTCTTAGGAGACTCGAGTCTCCGTCGTCCATTACAAAAGAACTTCCGCCTAGTCTGTTATGATAATACTCTACTCCCTGATAATCAGATCGAGGCGCTCCTTGACGTCTGTCTGCAGGTCCTGGTGTAGAAATGCCAAACACACTAGACGGAACTTCTCTTCTTGCACTAGAAGTTGTAAATCCTCTTGTTTCGTCTTCAATCAAACCTTGTCTATCAAGAACTCCTTTAATATCAGTGTTGACTGGTTTTACAAATTTTGTTCTATCTGCGCCGTTTTGTTCTTGTTTTTGATTGTATTCCCCTACTGGAAATTTATTTTCACTGTCTTCTGCATTATAGGTAGTAGCAACATCTGTGCCAGGTAGCATGAAATTTACACTTTCGTCTATCACACAACCAATCCAATAGGGCATATCGCCTTCGCCTACTATGACAAGAACTTTAGTGCCAACGTCTGGCGGAACAAACCACATTCCATAAGATTTTTGCGAGTTTTGGTGTCCGTCGTTGTTGGTTACGCTTTCGTAAGGTGTAACACCATAAAAAGGAGAAAGATACTTACATATTATGTGTCCGTTTTCGTTTTTAGGAAGATTGCCTACTGTAGTTTTATACACAAATTCTACTGCAATTCTTCCTTGATACTCTGGATCAATGTGATTCCTAACTATAGCAAGATAGGGACCAGGTGTCCAGGTGTTATTCACCATATTATACGGCGAACGCTTGTAACTTCCTGTGTTGTGGGTAACCCAATCTTTCATTATTATTCGCTGCCTCCGCTACTAGCCTGCACATTATTCACCAAGTTAGATATTAGATTATTTGTATTACCAGGGACTGCCAAAGCAGAATCGCCACCGGATTCTGATTGATTTCTTAATCTAGTTAATTGTAAACTTTGTGTAAATTTGTTAGCGGATATATTGTTTGTTACTAAGTTGATTTTATATATGCCGCTGAATTGGCTTACAGTTTCGCCGCCTATTTCGGGAAATTTCATCTGACCATAAGAACTAGATTCGTTTTCAATATCATAATCAACAGGAGTTTTAAAATTTATAATTAGATACGGCTCATTGTTTTGATAATCAACTGTTCTGTCGATAGTAGTTTGAGGCTGGGTTGTATCTGATTTAGAAGTATAGTTTCCTATTCCGCTGTCTGCTATATAATAAGGATCTCCCCAAATTTCAAGATCTAGAGTTATTAAGTCGGACGGGCTGTTTAAAATTAAGTCATTGTAGTCTCTAGCTATTTGATTTGCTGGACTTTGAGGCACGTCGCCCGAAGGACCTCTTTCGCCATTATTTGCATTTGCTCTTCCTTCTAGCGGAGGTGAAGGTTCCGAAGTGTCATTGTTGCCATCGCCTGCTCGATATGTGACTTGTTCCTCATTTGATCGATTTAGAATTGAATCAGAAGATAGCTGTCCAAAATCATATCTAATTCCTGCATAGAAAGAATGATTAAAATTTAAATCAAAATTTATAATATCATCATTTTTTCCTGTGTATATGTAATCATAGGATTTTGGTATTAAAGCTCTTAGTTTGTCTATGCCTTTTGTAATAGTTGCAGGATGATTGAAATAAAATTCACTTACTTTATAGGGAATAACTTTAAAGACAAAAATCTTTGCAGATCTTTTTCTTTTTCTTTCGTTTTCTTGACTTGCTTGATTATAAACATCAGTTTCTATTCTAAAATATTTTTTACGGCCTTGGTCATCTGATGGTTCATTTACAAGCTGTTCTCCATAAGCGCTCATTAAAATAAGTTCTTCTATAATTTCTTGTATGCGCATTCCCCACTTAAAGGTAACTGCTAATAAGTCTTGTCTGACCCGGACTGCTCCTCTTTCGAAATATGTCACACCATCGATCTCTGCTTCGACATCTTCAGGCCTTCCCATAAGTCTAGTTCCGGTATCAAAAGGATCCGTTGATAATTTTGATAGACCAATTTCATTAATATTTCCAGGATCTTCTACTATTTCTTTAATTTGGTCTAGTGTGACTCCCGAGGACGCAGTAACACTATCATTAGACTGGTTATCAGTTACAGTTGCTCCTTGGTTTTGTTCTTGCGCTGCGGTTATTTGTGCAGACAAAGACTCACCGTTTTTTGGAAATGCTATTACATATTGATCCGGTTCTGGTCTATTTTCGGCATCTTTTTCTGCAAGTTGTCTTTCATTAAGAATACCAGTAAGACTAGAGAGATTATCTTGTTCTATTTGTAAGAAATCAGCAATTGTGCTGCCTCTTAATTGCACGTCTTCAAGAACTGTCTGGATTTCATCGATTAATGCTATTTCATTATAGGCGTATGCATTAACATCGTAGGTTGTTCCTTCTGTGCCGACACTAAACTCTATTCCAGATAATCTTAAAGGTATCCATCTAGTAGTATTAGGAATTTCTACATAAGTCCCGTCGTCGTTCCAACCAACAAACTGTACTCCTAGAATATAAGGAACATCTATATAGGATAAATTGCTATTTTCGTTAGCAGCCCTTTCTGGATATGCGTCAAAAGCTGTTACAGCTAGAGTTTGTAGCAAATTTCCCATAGAATACGGCTCTTGCAGCTTAAAATTAATCAGTGTTGCATTTGTTTGTCGTGTTTGACTGTTAGGAGCAAGAATCGATTGTATTTCAACATCGTCTATAAAATATTCAGTAGTTATACCAAATTCTTTTTCGTATGCAGTAGGTATTTGTTTACTTCCAGAGCCCCCCGATCGTGCTATAATCCTTTGAGGACCTTGTGTTCTATACGTATTATCTGGATCATTTAACTCGTTTGTAGTTAGCATCCCAAATGTAAGGATACAACTGTAAGATGTAAAACTGGAGAGAACATTAGGAAATAGCGAATTAGTTTCTTGGTCTTCCTGTATAGCAGGCGCTAAAGAATTATCCAACAGTCCGGTTGTTCCTAGCCTGTCGGCTCTAGGACCAACTGCTAGAGAATTACTGCTAATGTTAACTTGGCTTACCATTATAAACCTAACACTTCTCTCAATCTTGGTCCTTGCGGTATGTAGATTTCTAATCCGGGGACTAGATCATATATAGGATCTTTAATTATATCCATGTTTCTTTGTGCAAATACCCACCATAATTTATGATTACCATATATACCATAAGCAAGTAGATCTGGTCTATATGTAAATTGTGGCTCTACAGTATATAAAACATCGTCGTCGGATGCAGGTACAGGCCTGATTGATAATAAATCAAGATATTGGTCGTTAATAATATCGGTTTTATACCAGGGAGAGTTCGAAGTGTATTGTGCCATTAGATAAATCTACCTCCTTGGCCCTGTTGGATATATTCCCCTTTAACAAATTTATTAAGACTAAAATTGTTAACAGCATTTCTGCTGTAGGTTGGGAATACAGTTACAGAAATTTCTGATCTTGTAGGAACGTACGATCCTTGCGGACCTTCAGGAACTTGCAGATAATCAACGTCTTCCGGAAGTGTTATTGTGTATTGTTCGATTACCACAGGAACATTTTTGAAAATGTAATCACCATAACCGTTTAGTTTTACTACTGGAGGAGGTGCGCCTGTATTAGAACTTTGCTCACCGTAGGCCATTTTAGTTACAGATCTAAGATATTGATTGGCAGCAATCCAATATTTTCCTTCTTGGGCATTTTCTACCGTAAATGTTCCCGTTATTACAAATTGATCTACAGAGCTATTTTGGTAGATCGGAAAAGGATAATTAGAATGCGTAGGTGCCAACTTGTCATAATTAGCAGTATACGCAATATAAATATTAGGAGTATATGGAAAAACTAAACCTCCTGTATCTATCACAGGTGTCATTAGGCTTTCTTCGCCTTTAAGCAATTCTTCGTAGTTAGGAGGCACGCTTAATTTGACACGCCAATCTATTGCGTCACTATTAAATGTTCCTTGTGCTACAGAACCAGTAGGTGCTAAACCGTCTTTAGGAAGTCCGCCAAAAAGATCTTTTAATGGATCAGGGACTAGACTTCCTGCTGCTTTAGCAACTCCTCCGGCAATACCGCCAACTGCTTCAGGGACGTTAAAGGCCATAAATTACTCCTTACAGTATTTAGTTGACAAAATTAACTGCGTATATTATAATAAATTCAATAATTTAGGAGAACTCATTGAGAAAAGTCAATTACCTTAACAACAGAGATTTATTAAAAGAGATACACAAATCAAAAACTACATTTTGTTCCTTTTCGCAACCAGAATATCATCAGTACGACATTATTCTACCGTCGTTAGAAAAGATCAATATCAGAACAATCGCAGAAGCAAAAAGAAACAAAGCAAAACGACTTTCTCAGGCAGATTTTGAGGCAAGAAAACAGGCAGGCGAAAAGGTAAAACAGGCAGACTGCGAAATAGACTATAAAAAAATCACAAAGGGTGAGCTTATATTTCGCATAATGACATTCGATCATATTCCAGAAGAACCTGGCAGAAAAAAGAATCCAAAGACCATAGCAGACACAAAAACCAAACTAAACTTTCCTCCATTCCAGCACTGGAAATTTGATGAAAACGACAACTTGGTATGTGTAGGCAAGTCGCATTGGTCAGGTGATGTAGAAACAGGCGAATTTTCTAAAACAAAAGGTCAGGCCACAGATAAACTTGCTCGTATGTGGCTGAAGCTCGTAGACAGGTATGCAACAAAAGGCAATGTTCGTGGTTATACCTATAACGACGAAATGAAAGGGCAGGCTATTCTGCAGTTATCGCAGATTGGTCTTCAGTTTGATGAATCTAAATCAAACAATCCTTTCGCTTACTATACCGCAGCAGTCACAAACTCATTTGTTAGAATAATCAACATTGAAAAGAAAAACCAAAATATCAGAGACGATATCCTTGAAATGAACGACCTTAATCCTTCCTATACAAGAACCCACAATAACGAATGGGAACATGCTATGAGAAGAGAACAACTATGGAACAGCGATGACCCCAACGCTTGATATTGGGGTTGACTTTTTTCTTAAAGATCATAATATTATAACATATGTTTGATAAAGCAGCAGTATTCACAGACCTACACTTGGGTCTAAAATCTAACTCTCGTATACACAATCAGGACTGCGAAGATTTTGTAGACTGGTTTATAGAACAAGCAAAAGCAAACGGTTGCGAAACTGGTATATTCTGCGGGGATCTGCATCACAACAGAAACTCGCTTAATATTACCACAATGCAGCATTCGCTTCGCATACTTGAACGACTAGGCGCTGCGTTTGACCAGTTCTTTTACTTTCCTGGCAATCACGATCTCTACTATAAAGACAAGAGAGACGTGCATTCTGTAGAGTATGCAAAGCACGTACCTGGCATCACCGTTGTCAATGAAATGTTTGAAGACGATGACGTTGCTCTTGTTCCGTGGTTAGTAGACGATGAATGGAAACGAACTGCGAAGATGAAATCACGCTATATGTTTGGTCATTTTGAACTGCCGCACTTCTATATGAACGCAATGGTACAGATGCCAGACAACGGTGAACTAAAAGCAGAACACTTTCAAAATCAAGAATATGTGTTCTCAGGACACTTTCACAAGCGTCAGCAGCAGGGCAAAATACACTACATTGGCAATGCTTTTCCTCACAATTTCGCAGACGCCTGGGACGATGCGAGAGGTATGATGATTCTTGACAAGAAGAACAACCGAGAACCTCAGTATATTGACTGGCCAGATTGTCCCAAGTATAGAACGGTCAAGCTGTCAGAACTTTTAGAGCCTGACAAAAACATTGCTGTTCCAAAGTCTTACCTGCGAGTCACACTTGACTTGCCTATTTCTTTTGAAGAAGCAACATTTATCAAAGAAACTTACATTGAACAACACGGCTGTAGAGAAATCACTCTTATTCCGCAAAAGCAGATTGAGGAAATCTCCACAGACGTTGACATAGAATCATTTGAATCCGTAGATGAGATTGTCTCCAAGGAACTTACCGCAATTGAATCAGATTCTTTTGACAATAGAAAATTATTACAGATTTACGGAGAATTATAATGGAGATAATTCAACTATTTCCAACATACGTTTTTACAAAAAAATGTAATTTAGATTTGAAAAAAATTAAAAAAGACTGCTTAGACCACATTTCTAACACTAAAAGCAGTAGTATATCAAGCACAGGTTATCAACACTATAATTTTGACTGCAAAGTTCTTTCTAAAGAACTTAAAGAATCTATCCCTCAGAGAGAAGATCTTCCTTTAAAAAGTATTAAAAACAGTTTTTGGGTTAACATTAACTACAAAAATCAGCATAACATCTTACATTCTCACGACCCTTTTTGTGACAATGCTCTAAGTGGTGTTTTTTACGTACAAACTCCAAAAGATTGTGGAAATATCAGACTTTATGATCCTAGATATACACTGACAAGTGCACCTGATCTAAAATATTATAACAATGCAAGTCCGTGCCACATATTTACACCAGAACCTAATTTATTATTAATATTTCCTTCTTGGCTTCAACATTTAGTAGAGCCGAACAACTCAGATGAACAAAGAATAAGCATTTCGTTTAACATACAATTAGAATACTAAAATGATTAAATTTAAAGATCTAACCGTGAAGAACTTTATGTCTGTGGGCAATAGAACACAGGCAGTTGATTTTTCAAACGAGCAACTTACCCTTGTCCTTGGTGAAAACTTAGATCAAGGAGGTGACGATTCTGGATCACGCAACGGCACGGGTAAGACTACTATCATCAACGCACTTTCGTATGCGCTCTATGGCAGTGCGTTGACTAACATAAAAAAGAACAACCTTATCAACAAGACCAACTCCAAACATATGTTGGTCACGCTGCACTTTGAAAAGGACGGTGTGGATTATAGGATTGAAAGAGGTCGTTCCCCCAATGTGTTGAAGTTCTATATCAACGACGAAGAACAGAACTTCACAGACGAATCACAGGGCGATTCTCGTCAGACTCAGGACGAAATCAATCGTCTGTTGGGTATGAGTCACGACATGTTCAAGCACGTGGTTGCTCTAAACACCTACTCTGAACCGTTCTTAAGTATGCGACAGAATGATCAGAGAGCAATTATTGAGCAGTTGTTGGGCATTACTATTCTGTCTGAAAAAGCAGAAAGTCTCAAAGAACAGATCAAACAGACAAAGTTTTTAATCACAGAAGAAACCACAAAGATAGAAGCAATACAGGCTGCTAATTCTCGTATTGAAGAAACTATCAAAAGTCTCAACACAAAACAGAGTGCGTGGCAGACCAAGCACAACAAAGACTGTGAAAAACTGGAACAAGCAATAGAAGACCTTGAGCAATTAGACATTGAACAAGAACTGGAAAATCACGAAAAACTGCAGAGTTGGCAGGAGTTTAACTCTGCACTAACGGCTCTTAATAAAGAAAAAAGCACGCTTGAGGCTGCTCAACTACGCGCCCAAGACTCTGTGAAAAAGGTCGAAAAAGACATCTTAGATTTGGAAGATGCTGTGTGCTATGCCTGCGGACAAGAACTACACGCAGACAAAAAACAAGAAATTATCGACAAAAAAGCAAAAGAACTGCAGGACGCAGAAGCCTATCTCAAAGAAGTTTCTGACAAATTAGATGATGTTTTAAAAGGCATTTCTGAGATAGGCGAGCTTGATGCTAAACCTACTACATTCTACGAATCACAGAAAGAAGCCTATGAACATAGAAACAATGTAGACGGTTTGAAGAAAAGCCTAGAAGACAAGAAGGCCGAAGAAGATCCCTATCAAGCACAGATAGACGAACTTTCTAACGAAGCACTGCAGACAATTGACTGGTCACCTGTAAACGATCTAACAGACATGAAAGAACATCAAGAGTTTCTGCTGAAACTGCTTACAAACAAAGACTCATTTATCCGCAAGAAGATTATAGATCAAAACCTTGCCTATCTCAATAACAGATTGACATTCTATCTTGACAAGTTGGGCTTGCCACATCTCGTAGAGTTCCAAAATGATCTGTCAGTTGAGATTACACAGTTAGGTCAGGATCTAGACTTTGACAATCTTTCAAGAGGCGAAAGAAATAGGCTTATACTTGGCCTTTCATTTGCGTTTAGAGACGTATGGGAAAGCCTCTATCAAAACATCAATCTGCTGTTCATCGACGAGTTGATTGACAGCGGTTTAGATAGTTCGGGTGTTGAAAACTCTCTACACGTGTTGAAGAAGATTGGCAGAGAAAGAGAAAAGAACATATTCCTAATCTCTCACAGAGACGAACTTGTAGGAAGAGTAAACTACATTTTGAAAGTAATCAAAGAAGGCGGATTTACTTCTTATTCAGACGACATAGAAGTTGTATAATGCCCAAAAGAGTACCAGAGCGAGATAGAAAATTAGTTTATGACGAGGAGGATGACACACATGACATGCTCATCAAAGCGTACCTTGAATATTACAAACATAACGAAGCGTTTGAAAAAAGGCGCTCGTTTAGAACTTACAGACACGCTAGGCGTTGGCTTAGGGAAGTGCAATATCTATCGCGTGTAAGGCAAGACGAAATAATCAACTCATATAAGGCAACAAAACATCTCCGCGCTAAAAAACCAAAAGGCACCGACAATTCCAACTGATAGGCTTATATACGTCCATGTCACAATGGACTTATCAAGGCAAACCCGTGGACAGTATACCTGACGAATATGAAGGTTTTGTCTACTTGATAACGAATCTCACCAACGGGCGCAAATACATAGGCAAAAAACTAGCCAAATTCAAAACTTCAAAACCACCCCTTAAAGGCAAAAAAAACAGAAGAAGAGGATACCGAGAAAGTGACTGGCAGGACTACTGGGGTAGTTCTGACAAATTACAGGCAGACGTTGAAGCGTTAGGCACGGAAAATTTTTCAAGAGAGATACTGTATTTTTGCACATCACGCGCAGAAATGAGCTATCTAGAGGCAAAGGAACAGTTCGACCGCCGTGTGTTAGAGACAGAAGAATACTATAATGGTATTATAAATGTGAGAGTAGGCGGATCACGAGTTCTCATCGAATCACTACAAAGGCGCAACGAACAAGGCTAACAAGGACTACGCTGGCAAGGAATGCCCGTCTTGAGGACGCATGAAAGACTGCGTTCAGATTCTGACGTGTCCGCGTGAGAAGTATACGAAAGGCTTCAAAAGATTGGTGCTCTGAGAAAAAGCAACACCACGGCAAGTGATTTCGCTTGACAGGGATACACTGCCGCCCGTTGATATGACGAAGCTGGAGTAAGGGGTACAGGTCAACCGCCTCTGCTGCTGTAAAGCAAATCTCCTGTGTCAAGTATGGCTGACTCTACTCAGATGATGTTCAAGCCGTATCTTCGCCCTGTTGGGCGAAGTATGACCTCACTATCTAGATGATATTTAAGAAGCAGCACATACGTGCTGCCTAATGCCACTTGTTTGTGTTGTCTTATATCACAGAAAGACAGTTGTAGTTTGAGCGACAAGCGAAAACTTGTATTAGCGAAGCTAATACATAAATACTAAAATAACCTGGATTATGTTATGATTGTATCTGAAATCATTTATGAACAGTCGAATAGAACTGCCGAAGAAATATTCAAGGACGCACAATCTCTTCCTAGAAATCAACAGGAAATTCTTAAAAAGTTCTTGTCTGATATTCCAAAATTACCAGCAGGAAAATCTACAACAATGGACGGCGTTGAGTATGAATGGGACGGAAAGCAGTGGAGAAACAAAAAAACCAAAAGATTAGAGCCTTTTCCTGAATCTCCTAAATTTTTTCAGCTGTTTGATCCCGAAGTAATGAAGAGGACTGGTGATTTGTATAGAGATGCACAAGAATCTGGCGTTCTAGTAGAATTAGAAAAGTTATTCAGACAGAAATCTGTATCAAAACCAAAAAAAACAAACACAGGCAAAAATAAAGACAAAGACAAAAAAACCAGAACAGGAAATCTTGTACGAGATATGCAAAGAGCAACCGGAAGAGCAGGTCCGGCAAAAGATCCCGGCGACGGTCCTGACTAGAAGAAGGGCATTCCTGTTTTCTTAGAAGTTTCTAGATTATCTTTTATAAGTTCGCTAATCAGTTCTTTTTCTTCATAACTAAGAAAATGTGCTTCTTCGTAGGTAATAGAACCTCTCATATACCAACAGATTTTGATTAAATCATGTTTTATCTGTTTGGTTTCTTTTTCAAGATTGTCGACTTCTACGAGAATTTGGTCAGTCGGCCAGGCCAGTATTTTTATCCGAAAAAATTTGATTGATCAAATACAACAGGAACCTGATAGGTTTCCGGTGCCCCTTTTGCTTGATCTTCTGGATCGGTGTTGACTTCAAGAGGTTTGATAGTAAATTTTTCTTTTTCTTTTTCGATGTGAGATATTACGGCATTATAGAAATCTCTATCTGCTTTTTGTAAAAACTCATTTATATAGGTCTTTTCATTGACAGTTTCTGTTCCTATTTCAATAGAAGAAATACTTTCTGTAATCATGCTAATGTTTAGTTCGGTGAGTTTTCTAAAACTTTGATTGAAACGTTCTATTTTTTCCTGTTCAGAAATGTCTTCATTGTCTAACAAAGAAAAAACTCTCTGTTCTTCAAAGGTCTTTAGTGCATTGTTTGTAAATTCGCGATAAGACAAAGGTTTTAAATGAATAGTTAAATCGCCAACTGTTAGAACATTCTCAAATTTTACAGCAATCAACTGATCTAGTATCTGTCTTAGATCTAATTGATATGTTCTTTCTTCTTCGATTCCTGGAACTGTTGTATTAACGTCCATTTGTTCGCCATATGTAGCAATTCTAATAGCAACAAGAACTGCATCTAAGTCAATACTAGGCATGTTCCAGGCATTTTTAATATTCGGAATACAGCTTTGTATAACATCAACAGTGCTTTGGCCGTTAATAAGAGAATCCGGAGTTTTAAAAGATAACTCGTCTTTTGCGGTCATTGCAAACACAGGATATTCGCCATTTTCTGTAAATTCAATATCCTGTTCATTCCAATACCTTCCGTTGCTAGGTAATCTAACATATATTTTAGGTTGTCTAAAATATTTCTGGAGAGGATTACCTGTAGGCATACCGTTTTCTGACATGTTTATCTCCGAATAAATATATAAGCTTTGTATTTATATACGCAGATTATGTAGATTTTAATTATGGCAGAAAGAGTTACAGGCAAATTTGGCGAAGAAGAAATTGTTCTTAACAATGCTGCTTCTGAAGCGACTCTAGAAAAGTTACTAGAAGCAATAGACAAATCTGCCAAAAAATCCGATAAAGAAAAAACCGAACAAAAAGCAGAATTAAAAAGGTTCACTGAAAAACTCAAGGACGGCACAGCAACGCTTGGTGATTTCACTAAAGCCGCAGGCAGTGCAGCAAAAGCCGCTGCGGCAAGTGTGGGCAGAGGTTTCAACAACGTAGGCGACGCTGCTGCTGGTCTTGCTTCAGAATTTGCAACTGGATCTGCTAGGATAAGTGATTTTAGCTCTCATATTACAGGGCTTATAAATCAAATTCCTCTTATCGGAGGAGCATTAGGTGGTCCTCTCCAACTTTTTGCTAGTTTTGTAGATAACAATGTTGACACTTTCAGACAGTTATCAACTGTTGGCGTAGATTTTGGTAACACAATCTTTGCAACACAAGAAGCTGCGATAAGAGCAAGGCTTGCTCTCGAAACGTTTAGCGGTGCTGTCAGTCAAAACAGTAGAACACTTGCGCTACTTGGAGGAAATGCGTCAAGAGGCGCAGAAATCTTTACCAATGTATCTAGAAGAGTTCAAAACGAATTCATACCAAGCCTTGCTGCTCTTGGTCTTACTATGGAAGAAACTGCGGCCTACCAGGGAGATTACCTAGACATACAAACTAGACTAGGACTTGCTCAGCAAAGAGATCAACAAGCATTAGGTAATCAGACAAGAGAATACGTTAAACAAATCGATTTACTAGCAAAGGTCACAGGCGAGCAGCGTGAACAGATATCTGAACAGCTAAAACAACAGGCCTTAGATAAAAGAATACAAGGCTTGTTGGCCACTCTAGCACCCGAAGCAAAAAAAGTTCTACAAAACACTGCTGCGGCACTAGAAACACAATCACCTGACATTGCTAATGCATTTAAAAATATGGTTGCAACCGGCGGCGTTCCTATGACGGAATTCGGTAGAGATCTTGTGCGTCTTAATCCTAGATTGCAAGAACTTACTGCTGGTGTAAGAAGCGGAACTGTCAGTCAAGAGCAGGTATTCGAAGAATTTAGACGCACAGCTAGAATAGCAAACGCTCAAGGAGACTCGTTCCTTCAATTTACAGGCACTCTAGCTGCGTTAGGTTCTGAAGTTGGTTCTGCAACACTAGCTATGCTTGGTTTTGAAAATTTTGCTGAAGGATTTAATGAAGCACAGCAAGATCAAATAACAGCAATGGAAGAAGGTGGCAAGGCGTTTGCTACGTTTGAGAGTGCTATCGTTCAAGCAAGAAATGCAATTTTAGGGCAATTACTAGATAGCGGAATTTTTGATAGCTTACAGTCCACTTTTGCAGATTTTATAAAATATCTTACAGGTCCAGGATTAGGAGATATAGAAAGAATAATCACTCAATTTTCTACATATCTCGATGGGATGTTTGACAAACTAAGCGATCCGGATTATACCTTTGGAGATTTAATTGCAGAACTAGGAACTGACGCATTAAAATACATATCTCCTTTGTTTGTGCTTATAGCAAAAGAAGGTATAAAAGCAATAGGTATAGCAATAAAAGAACTGTTTTCCAATCCTGTTGTAGCTGTAGGAACAGCTGGAGCAATAGCAGCCTTATTTGGTGCAGGAAAAGTAATAGGAGCACTAGTAGGCGGCATAGGTTCGTTGTTTACATCAGCAGTAGTGAAACGAGCAATGGCCACAAATATAAATTCCATGTTTACAGGTGGCCGAAGAAATAGAGGAGGAGCACCTGCAGGCGGAGTTGGGCCTCGCGCACCGAGAGTAGGAAAAGGACTGGGACTGTTAGGATTAGGTTTTGGAGCGTATGACATAGCTACTACAGTCGGCAACGAAAATCTTACAAGACAGCAAAAAACAACAGATATTGCAGGAACTGTAGGGGGATTGGGTTTCGGTGCTGCAGGAGTCAAAGCAGGAGCTGCATTAGGATTAGCAGGCGGTCCTTTTGCTCCGATCACCGTTCCTCTAGGAGCACTTACTTTAGGAACACTAGGATACTTTGCTGGAGAAGATGTAGGCGAATTTGCAGGTTATCATCTATCCGGCGGCTATAGAAACGCTAACGGTAACACCACTTCGCCCGATAGAGTAACCGACGAACAACTAGAAAGATTAGATACACTCGTAAGTTTTACACCCAAGGTCAATAACTTATCAGAATCTCTAAACACATTTCAGTCGAGTTTCAATTCTATGGATCTTGATTATAGACAAATTGACAGGACTGTGAGATCTCTGGAAAAAATGACCGAACAACTTGAAGATATTAACGAACAACTGCAAGGCGGAAATGACAGCGGCTTTTTTGGATTTGGCGGAAATGATAGAAATCAAACAACAGCAGGTGACGTATTATCTAACTTCAATTCAAATCAAAGAGAACAGTTAGAACAGTTAAATAGAGTAATGACAGATATATTAGGTGTGTTATTACAGAGCAATGACATGAACAAACGTCAATTAAATGCTACTAGAGCAATGACTGGCAATCTATACTAACAGTCAAAGAGAATTTTATGAGCTGGAAAAAATACTTTCAGCCAGTGCCAACTGGCGACAATCAAGCAGGATCATACAGCCCCTTAACCGCAAACGGCGGCCAACAACCAGGTCCAGCAAGTTCTAACTATAATTCATATTTGCCTGATGTTTATGTAGGTTCGCCTAATAGGATAGAACGCTACGGTCATTATAACACAATGGATCTTGATTCTGAAGTTAATGCGGCACTAGACATCCTAGCTGAATTCTGCACACAGCCTAATGATCAAAACGGAACTGCGTTTAGATTTCAATTTCACCAAGACGCTACGAATTCAGAAACACAGATACTTTCCCAGTATCTAAAGCAATGGTATAAACTTCAAAAACTAGAAACTAGAATTTTTCGAGTAGTAAGAAACGTATTCAAATACGGCGACGAAATTTTTATTAGAGATCCTGAAACCAAAAAGCTATTTCACGTAGAACCAGCAAAAGTCAAGAGAATAATTGTAAATGAATCAGAAGGCAAGATACCAGAGCAGTATGTGATAGAAGACATCAATTTCAATTTCAAAGAAATGGTTGCTACTACGCCTTTTGAAACGAATTCAAATATTCTAGGCGGTGGATCAGGCTATTTAGAAGGCGGCGTAAGAGGTATGGTAGGATCATATCCTTCGCAGGCAGGTTCTCGTTTTCAATTAGAACAAGGCGAAACTGCGATTGACGCAGATCACGTGCTTCATCTTTCGTTAAGTGAAGGTTTAGATTCAAACTATCCTTTTGGTAATTCTCTTTTAGAAACTGTATTCAAGGTTTACAAACAGAAAGAACTGTTAGAAGATGCTATTATAATCTATCGTGTACAACGCGCACCGGAAAGAAGAGTGTTTTACGTTGATGTAGGCAACATGCCAAGCCACTTGGCAATGCAGTTTGTTGAAAGAGTAAAAACAGAAATACATCAAAGAAGAATACCTTCTGCTACAGGCGGAGGAACAAATGTAATAGACTCTGCTTACAATCCGCTTTCTACAAATGAAGACTACTTCTTCCCCCAAACAGCAGAAGGTAGAGGATCAAAAGTTGAAACACTGCCAGGCGGCACAAACCTTGGTGAAATAGATGATTTGAGATATTTCACTAACAAACTCGTGCGCGGCCTCCGTATACCTTCTTCTTATCTGCCAACAGGCGCAGAAGACGGTGCTACTTCCTATAACGACGGTAGAGTAGGCACTGCTTATATTCAGGAATTGCGTTTCAATACCTACTGCGAA